TTAAGACAGCCGCGGATAGATGCCAGGGCCGATCGGCAGTCCCACCAGATACCAGCCCACCAGCAACAGCAGCCAGACGGCGAGAAAAATCAGCGGGTAAGGGAGCACCAGCGAGTAGTAGGTGCCGAGGCGGGCATCCGGCCGGTAGCGCTGTAGAAAGCCGAGAAACAACGGCACAAACGGTGACACCGGCGCCAGCGGCAGCACCGATGAATCAGCGATACGAAACAGGATCTGCGCAAACGCCGGGTGAAAGCCCAACAGCATAAACATTGGCACGAAGATCGGCGCCAGAATCGACCAGATGGCCGAGCCGCTGGCGATAAACATACACAGAAAAGCCGACAGCAGCGCAAGACCGACAAACGCCGGAACACCGTTCATGCCTGAACTCTCCAGCAGATCCGTCAGCCCGACGGCCATAAACTTGCCCATGTTGCTCCAGTTGAACATGAAGGGAATAAATAATTAAAACAATAGGATATGTTGTTTTGGGGTTCTATTGGGGTGCCGCGTGATGCAAAAATAAAACCGGATGCTACATAATGTGCGGCATCCGGAATTGAAGTTACAGTGTAACTAATGATCGCTTTTCATCATTTCCAAGAGGTCCCGGCCTTTCTTCAACTGCGCATCAATGTGATTCGCAAGGTCTTGAATGTGGATCATGCGCGGTGCTTTTTGGCTTTCTGCGGCTCGGAAAGTTGGAATGGGGATCTCGCCCATCGCAGCGCGTTTTTCCGCTGTTGCCGGTTTCAGCCCAAAATACTTTTCACATACCTGGCTGAGCGGAACCGTAGCAGACCCGTATTCGGCCATTAACAAAAACATCGTGTTCATCTTCACCTCATACCACAATCAGGCCACGACAGTGGCGCCACAATTCAAATTCTCTTTTCATGTCGCTAACTCCGAAACAGCCAGGCAATGGCGAACGCACAGCCGACGATGCTGAATGCCGTAGGCCAGTCCATCACTTCACCTCCTTCGGAGCGGCAGCGAGCATGGCTTCATAGATATTCACGAACTGTATGCAAAAAGAATCATCGCTATTGAACAGCACATCTTCGCAGTTCATAGCAGCGGCTATCATTTCGTCTGTCGGCTCCTTCGGCACCACAACGTAACCGGGAGGTACAACGTAATGAACCTCGACAGTGCGATCTGGACCTGATGCCAGGTCAATGCCAATTACCGGAGAGTTGCCGGTCAGCGACTTGGCGTTTTTTGGCAAGGAAACCAGAGTTGGCGCGGGATTGATGCTGGTCAGCACCTGCGCATTGTCGCTACTCCTGCATACTGCTCCAGCTCCTGCACTTTTTTTTAATTCCTGCAGCATGGCGGCGCGGCAGGCTAATGCTTCAGCCCGGTTGTTCGCCTCCTGTGGCGTAGCACCATACACACGCGCCAATACTTCGTCAGAATCCTCGCCAATGCGAAGTTGAACCCACCAATCACCCAGGCCAGGGTAATCATCCTGATTCATTGTAGGGAGGCGACCGACGCGGATTTCACCGATATCATCCGATACGGCTGGCACTACCGGCGCTGGCTGCTCTTTGATGTGCAACCGCGGCTCCCCGTCTTTCGGCTCCGGCCATGAGCGCTGCTTGTTTACCGCCAGCTTTTCAATCATTGCCTGCGTAATCTGCTCATCAGTGACACCAGCCCGGCGCTGGGCATCCCACAGCAGGAACTGCATATCAGCCCATTCCGACAGGTCGCCAGGCTGTTCAGCGGCTTCCAGTGCTTCTTTGCTGAGGTGATTCAGCGGGCCAACCGGGCCCACATTGCCGAAGGTAGCCTGTGACCATTCAGCGTGTTCACGGCGAACCTGATTGCGAGCAAATGAGAACTCCCCCATCAGCGCTGCCAATGCGATTTCAGTAATACGCAAATACATAGCTGCGCGGGACGGATTGCTGAATTCACCCTCTTTTAAAAACTTCGACATTTCCGCCACGTCAGCACGGCACACGGCGATTAATTGCTCATTAGTGAATGTGGCGATATCAGTCATTCCAGGCCTCCAGCTCGTTCTCTATTTCTTCGTCGATCTCGTCGTTGGTAGCTTCTTCATTCAGTTGGTCGCGGGCTTCTTTGAGATACACTTCACGACGCTTCCGGTACCATTCTGATAACTCAGGAGTCCAGCCTTGTAGGGAGTCGTCAAAGTCAACTTTGGCGTTACGTTCAGCCATGCTCTCGACCATGCTGTAGGCGGTGGTAAGAGCTGCTTCGCGGATATACCCGCGCAGGTCACTTTTGCGCCAGTAGGGGTTAACTTTTGAATCGCAGACAGATTTAAATTTCACTTTCCAGCGGCGGATACAACGCGCATTTAAGGATTTGCTCATATCGTTACCGGGAGGGCGAACCCTCCCGCCTCCCTTAGCCCACGTATTCCGGTTTCATGTCGTCCAGGGTGATGCGGAACTGGTCATACAGTTCATCACCGAGGTGGCGGCGCGATGAGGTCAGGGTGCTTTCTGCCTTCGCGAATAACGCTTCGGCTTCCGGATCCCCCGGGTTAGGAAGTGAATTTATGGCGGCCTCAACTTTGTTCTTCGCATCAACAAGGTAGTAGCGTTTCACCGCCTTACTCTTCAGTTCGGTATACAAAGCAGTACCCAGCAGAGCTTTCTGTGATTCGATGTCTACACGAATGGCTTTGGCCTGGTCCACTGAGTCAGCTGTTTCAATCCGCTCTCGGAGTTCGTGAGCAACAGAGTCAACGTTAGATGCAGGCTCTTGCGTGCTGGTGGAATCGCCAACGGAGTGTGTTATCTCATTCAGCGTGACCTTTTCTGTCTGCGCCGGGTTGATAACCCTTTCTTCGCGTTCGTCAATTTCATCGGCGGTATAGACCCCGAGGATCACATCCGGGCAGTACAGCCGCGCCCAACGTTTAACGGCGAGATAGGCCAGTTGCTGACGGGGGTCGCTCGCCCACAGTGTAGAGTTGCGGACTTGTGCCTGTGAAAGCATCAGCACAAGCTCGCGAGGCTCTGATTCTCCTTTGAGCGTTGCCCAGGCGCGGACGCCCACGCCAGCTTCATCTTGCAAATCCCAGCCCGGCGCGATGTAGTCGTTACCTTTGCCGCTGGTTTTTTTAATGAAGCGGCCAACGATATTTTCCCATGCACCAAACCATTCAAAATGGATCCGGTCTTTGGTTGGAGCCATGGTGTTAATTACCGCATTCACCAGTTGTGCCTCATAGCCAAGCACACCTGAGTTACCCACGATGAAGGTTTTCTGTGCCACTGCAAACGGATCCATACCCCAACGCGCTGCCTGCATCACTACAGCCATGCACGCATCTGGTTTCCCGCGATAATGCTCAGGCACGAAGTTTCCACTATTGGCCATTACTTCCGAGAGCGTGCGCAGGCGGTTGAACAATTCACCGTTCGTCAGGATAGAAACGTTGTCGATCTTCTGGGTCTGGTTTTCAGTAGTTGCGACTAAATTGGACATTGTTATTCCCCCTTATGCCTGTACGCGCAGCGCTTCGAGACGGCGCATATCAAAATCGTTAAGTTCTTCGGTGTAGTCTTCGGTAATCGGCGCCGGCCATTCGCCAGTGTCGAAACCGTTCGCGATGGCGCGCATTGCTTTGCGATATTCCAGCATGCCGAGTTCCAGCAGTTCTTCGGACGCCTCGATGATGGCGATCCAGTGGTAGTTCTCGTCTTTGTTGACGAATATCCAGAAGAACTGGTCAAGGGCTGCGGTTTCGCAGTACATAGCCGCGCTCAGGTGGTAATCGCGCTCGATGATTTCCCGGTGCAGCTTCGCGCGCAGGCCTTCCTGCTTAATGTTCCACATACTGATGGTTTTCAGGTCCGCACCAATGCGTAGGCCGCCCATGTCTATCTCAAGGTCAGGGCGCACACGAACTTCCAGCCCGGTTTCCTCATCAATGCCGAAATAGCTCACCTCGACGGCACGGCTCGGGTGCGTCAACAACTTGCCAGCGGTCGGGTGATTCAACAGTGCTTTCTGAATGGCCAGTGCCGTAGCCAGCTGCTGGCGGGTAACCAGCACTTTTCCTTCCGGGTTCTCGCGCCATGCATCCAGAAGCTCGTCGGCAAACACGGCATCCGGTTTTACCGATTTCACGGCCTGAATCAGATCGGCCTTTGTGCCAGAGACTTTCAGGGGCTGCGCCTTCTGTGCTTCCTGAGCAACCATGTCAGGATTAATAAGCGCCAGCTGTTCCAGTAAGGCATCGCGGCCACCGCTGGTTTTCACCTGGGCGGGCAGGGTGGCGTTGTATTCTTTGATGCAGGCCTTCATTGCGGTGGCGGTTTGCTTCTGACCGTCTTCAATGCGCTGGAACTCAGCAGGTAAAGACATATAACCCTGGCCGGTTTCTTCAACTGATGTACCCAGGGGAACCTGGGCGGGCAGGTTCGCGTTGTATTCCTCCAGGTATCTTTTGATGTCATCTGCGCTGAGTAAAACCGGAAGCCCGTTGTTGTATTCGTCGATAAATGCGCGGATCGTCGCCGTAGTGGTGAAGGCGCCTTCCGGGATTTCCGGCTCGATACTGAATTCTTTTTCCAGCTGATCAGGCTGCAGCGCCAGTGCATGCACCAGATTGCCCATATCCAGAACAGGAGAGCGCACTTTCTGGATGGTTTTGGATACGTGGCGCGCCTCGAAATACATCAGCGATACCCGGGCATCTTTAACCATCGTGGAGCTGATGCCGTTAGCGGCGTGGTAGACCTCATTTGGCACGCCTTCATATCGACCAGGCTCGAAATACTCCGGCCATGCTGGCGCTGCTTGTTCAGACTCTTCCTCTTCATCGCTATGAGCACTCTCTGAAACCTGGCTTTTCAGCACTTCGGCGGTAAGATCCGGGCAGCGTTCAGCCAGTATTTTGCTCATGTTCACGGCAATTGTTTGCGCAGGAGGCTCATCAGCGCCTTCGCCTGCTGATACCGCATTATCATTTTCGTCTTCGACCGGCTGAGCCGTTTCCATCTGCACATCGCTGGTGGTTCCCCCGGAATTAGCTGGATGTAATTTTTCATCTGCAGCGCGCTGGCGCGCCTGGTCCACTATAGAAAGTGCTGGTGCTGGCTTGCTATCCATCAGACCATCAATCGATAAAACACCATTGCCCATGTTTGAAACTTCAGGCTGTTTGGGTTTGGTCAGGTCTTCGGTTATCCACTTCGGATCCGTGGGGTCACTGATACCTTCGACATATTCGCCGCGTTCGGCGGCCAGAACCTGATTAGCGTCAGGGCGTTTCTTTTGCGCTTCTTTCACCAGTTCGGTGCCAATTACCTGAAAATCAGTTGGGAGAGTTTCCAGGTCCGGCACACCTTCATCTCCATCGATAGCCTTTTTCACAGCGTCCAGAGTGACGGCGGCAGATGAAACATGACCAGCTTTTTCAAGCGTTTCAGCAGAAGGGGCGTCATGCTTATGCTCGGTCAGGTTCGCATTGATATAGGTCTGCAGACTTACCGGGAAATGGTGAATATCGCTGGTGGCGCCACGAATAAGAGCAAAAATGGCGGCGCGGGAATAATCCAGGATGCCTGCAACCTTGTGCAGCGCTGCAGACCATTCCTTGAACGGACTTTCTTTCTTCTGGACAATCTCTTTGGCCCGGCGGTGAATTGATGCGGGGAAATTGTAGATATCGAAATCCATCGGCATTGTGGCCAGGGCTATTTCTACATCGAGCGTATCAAGGGTATGGGTGTAGTCAGGATTGCGATCAGTTTTATTACCGCCGCCAGCATTAGTACCTGCATCAGTTTTCATAACTGAAGAAATACAGTTACCGGCAGCCCATTCCCTGGTGAGAATGCCGCGGTCGATCGCGTTCGTGGCGAACCACAGCTTAGCAAACTGGATACGCTTACCGAGCTCATGCCGTTTCCCTTCCGGGAAGACTTTTTTATTGGCGCTGGTGAATTTCCAGAGCGCCGGCATATCGTATTTTTTGATTTCAGGGACATTCTCGGCGGCCAGGATCAGGTCCTGGACGGCCGCATTATCAGTGTCCATTTCAAGAGCTGACAGCTCCTGCCGGTGAGGCATGCTGATATGATAAACGTGACGTTCTTCGGCCATGTACTGCGCCAGCAGCTGCGCGCGAAAGGGGAGTTCGGCCACGTTAAAAAGCGCGCTGGAATCGTCCTGGTATTCATCACTACCGAAAGTTTCCACGGTCTCACCTTGTGCCGCGTCGCCAGTAGTATTGGCTTCAACAAACTCGCCACTAACGGGCTCAGCGGATACCCCGGCATCATCGCCGTGATGAACATCAGCAGGCGCCTGTCCTGGCTTCAAAGTCCAGGTTCGGCCATCATCGCCGAGCTGGTAGCGTTCGCACCATGAGTAATCGAGAACACCCTCCGCCGGCAGGTCGTTGAATACCGGGAAATCGGTACGAATTGGTTTTTGATAGTCTTTGCCGCGGCCTGTTTCGATCCCTGCGTCTTCCAGATCGACGTCCAGCTGCAGAAGGGCGCGAGCTTCTGATTTATTAGTGCGCCAGATTACGGCATCAGCTTTACCCGATTTTTGAGTCGCTTTTATCAGATAAAAATATTCCATGTGATAGCCTCTATTTTGGATGTAGAATCCCCCGGGCCATTGGTAGCGCCCATTCAGGGTGGTCATTGGTTTTGGTAATTTCCGGTGTAACTTTGGTCGGTGGCACCGGACGTACAGCCCGCTTCGGCGGGTTTACGTTAGCTCTCGTGTGCCATCTGGTCGTAAGAGGCGCAACGTTCAGAGCAATACTCTTTTTCTTTCCGTGCGAGCTGGTTTCCCTGGAGGTATAACAGGGTGCTTACTACTGGTTTTCCCTCGATTGCTTTACGGCAGTAACCGCATTTCTTCTGCATTCTTCCCCCTACATATGCGCCGTGAATCCGGCTGGATGCTCGTCCAGTACACCCTTCAGCGGATAACATTCGGCTTTCACGTGTTGCTCTTCTGCAGCTGCCTTGCAGTCATTCTCAGTGTCGTAAACGCCGAGCAGGACATCCTGATTACCGCCCGTCAGCATGCTGACGGTGAGAACCAGGGCAAACATCGTGCTCATGAAGGGCCTCCTTTTTGCGCGAGCATGTAGCACACCCGGCGGATGAAAGCCGACAGCGGATTTAAACGAACAGCCTGCTGACGAGCGGGTTTGCGTGCGAAATCATTCATAGAAACAATCCCCTCAGTGCGCTGAAGAGCGCGATCCAGATGAAGAGCCCAATAACTGCTGAAATGATCAGGGCTCTGATGCCTTGCTTGCTCATTCCAACTCCTCATGTTTGCCTGTCTTTTAACCACTTCAGGCTCGGTGGTATGCTGGTAGTTCTCACACAGCCAGCAAGGAAATAAAAAATGTCAAAACTGACAACTATGAAAGTTGCTTGCCCTGATTGCGGAAGCGAGATGCTCAAGCGTCCCGATGATTTCGACTTTGATACAAATTTTGTTGGCGTCAGTTGTGCCAACTGTGGTCGAGAAATCACTAAGGACGATGTTGTTAAGCAAGGGACGGATGTTGTCAAAAAGCAGGTTGACGACATCCTCAGGGATGCCTTCAAGGGAACGGGCTGGAAGCTCAAGTAACCCCAGTAGTTCCTCGACCTGATTGATTACTTCCGTGGCGTCTATTTCGAGTTCAATAGGCGCCACCTTTACCTTACTCATCTCACCCTCATTGCCTTGTCGCCGGCCAGCGGAACGTTTAAACCTACTGCGCGTTGCTCTCTCCACCTCATCCGGTGTTTCGTATGCCGCCGGCAGCTACTTCGTGGGCGTCCTGCCTGGGTGGTCGTGTTGCTGTGATATTGATTAAATCACTGGTTTATAGTTGTGTCAACTTTGAATTGGTAATTGGTGTAAATTTTAGGTTTATATGTTGGGGGAGGGAGCGTGTGTTATGCTCACAAAAACATCAATGAGGGCTAATGGTATGGGGATGAGGATGAGTTTTTCGCGGAGATGCACCCGCAAATAGCGCAGGTTATCGGGATAGCGGTTACGCAGCTACTGGTTGAGAAGCAAGAGCCGTCGAGAGAGACGCTGATAGAGATGATTCAGGTGTTGTGGCAGGAAGACCAGGTCGATCTGGCTGTGGAGTTGGCAATGGATGTGCTGATGCTGTGGAAAGAGTTGATGCAATAAAAAACCCGGCGCGGGGGCCGGGTGGAAAATACGATTACTCGTATTTATTTTTGGAACAATATTTTTTTCGCAAATTCAATAGTGTCTATATGATTTGATGCTGCTGTATGATTTATTTTCTTAGAGTCCATTGTTTTTTTAATCGTATCTATCACTTTTCGTTGCCCTGATGTTGGGGTTTCAGGTACTTCAAGAGTGAATAGCACATCATCAATATCTAATAAGTTCTCTTCAGCCGCACGGGTAACCCTCATTACCCAAGTATCACTATGTTCCATCATTTTACCCGGCTCGGTTTGAGTAAATGCGAGTGGTTTTATAGCACATTGAATTTCATTGCCTTTTTTGGCAACCAAAGGCATGGTGAACTTAGCATACGAACCTTCAATAGATTCATTCTTAAACGTATTTTTTAGACCATCTATTCTGTCAATGCTGCGTTTCAGTTCCCTAGCCAGTACATCTTCACGGCGTTCTTTTGTATAATCTGAGTGGTTTACATATTTATTGTAAATTCGATCCATCTCAGATTTAGGGTTCTCACTAAGAATCACACGAATAGAACTAAACTGGAATATTGACTCCTTTTTCGCTGTAAAATACCTAAAAAATTGAGCAAGTTGATGGTGTCCACTAATCTGAGTTGCCTGGGCTTTAGCAAACTGTAACTCTCTTTGAATGGTGTCTTTTGCTATCGGGAAGATACAGTCATCATGAAAAAAACTTCTTACGCGAGAATCGTTGCGCTTTGTGATCTGGAAATCAAAAAAGTTTTCTTTTGGCGCGCACATGACCACACCTATGTTTGCGAACTCTTCAGTTTCCGCATAAGGTGCGTACCGAACAATGCTGTAAAGGCATGGTGTACTCATGCTATGTCGCTCCAAAATTCATCGCTATCGCCTTTCTCTAATGTTTTTTGTACAAAAGGTAAAAATTCATCGTCAACAATCCATTCCTCCGGGATCTTCTGAATGATTGCTGGGAGCTTACAGTGACAGTCCGCTACCTTCTGTCTGTACTCGAGGCGATCAACTAAATCGTACTCCCACTTCCGGTTCCCCGGGCCATAAACATGCACCGTAAAATCTTCCGAAACAGCATTTTTATCAAATGATAGGTTATGGTCAATTAGATAATACTTATCATTGCCAACGTCATAAAGGATGTTGACGTTTCCTCCTTTGTCTGTAAGAGTGCGGTCAGCATTTAGTACCCATTTATCAAAGGCATATATTAGTTTTTGTTCATTTGTCGGTATGATGGCATCATTTCTAGACTGGGTAAAAGTAAGTGCGAGTGCACCTTCTATGTATCTTGAGGCGAAGGCAAGACCAGGCAGGATTTCATTTTGAAGTTCTGGAGCATACTCAATCAACTCCTCTGGGACGAAAACAATCTTAAAGTCGGGTAGTGATAGCCCTATGTCATAGGCCAAACACCCAGCAATAAATTCAGCAAGAAGGTTTTTTGGGGGCATGGACGGTTTTGCTTTTAAAACATACATTTGCCCATCATCACATTTGCATAGAAATGGTTGAGTAGAACCTTCCTTGATGCGGCGGATTATTTCAATGACATTGGGAATGACTGCACCTTTGTTGTCCATATCTGTCATCGCTATCCCTTAGAATATTTTAAATAGGCAGTTGCTATTGGTTAACATGTTGATTTTATTGTTTATTTTTGTATTTTCTTTGTTTTGTAAGAATCCGTAATCGCTAGCTATCTTAGTCAAAATCATCCCGCTCCCCCCTTCGCTTGAAGAAAATCTTCTCCAACCTGAGCACTATCCCAACCAGTCCGACAATTAGCAAAGTAATGAGTATGGGGATAACCAGATCAGACATACTTCCTCAGCATTGTTGAAGGTTTATCCAGACGCCTTATAAGGGGATTGCCTGTCCTGCTGCCAACCAGAAAATCATGATAGCTCTGCATTAAGCGCCAGGGTTCGCATAGTCGCCAAGAATGAACCAAGCCAGAAAAACGACTGCAACGATGAACACGATCACCGGAAATGCTATACCAATTCTCATAAGACCACCCTTAACGGTCACTCGCCATCACCCTTAATCCGCCGCCCCATGTACTTGGCATACAGTTCGTCGAGCTCCTTTAGCCGCAGAGATACGATCCGCAACATGTTCTGTTGCTCTTCTTCGGGCAGCTGGCGATAGAGTTCCAGCAGGCGCTGTTCGTCAGGCTTCATACCATCTTTCTCGCCGACATCTTCCCCGAGCAGCCAGGCGACCGAAACACCAACAGCATCGGCTATAGCCAGTGCTGATTTTTTGCTAATAACACCTTTTTTAAACCAGTTATTGACCGCCTGAGGCGAGACTCCGGCTATTCGCGCCATATCTGCTTTGGTAATGCCTCTGGCATAGACCTCGTTGAGTCGCGCTATCAATGCTTTGTTGGGTTCTTCTTTTCTCATTCTCTCATTGTAAATGGTTAGTTTACACACTCAATATATTGAATGTTGATTGAAATATAAATCTGTGGTTTACTTTCTTCGTTGATAGTCAGGAGAAGAAAATGACAGCACTTGATAAAGCAATTAAGGCCGCTGGTTCAGCGAGAAAGCTAAGCATGGCACTTGGTGTAACAAGTATGTCAATTAGCCATTGGAAACATCGCGACAGAGGCATTGTGCCGCCAGATTACATATTAAAAATTCACAGCATAACCGGTGTTACTCCCCACGAATTGCGCCCTGATCTGTATCCGAACCCAACGGATGGATTACCGGCTCAGGAAGTGAGGGCGTAACCGTGCATTCAATTTCATTTCAACAAAATACCGGATTCGTTCCGGCCGCGATGATAAATCGCGCTCAAATAAAACAGGATCACGATCATGAGCTGATTCGTAATGCGGTTAGAGCCTGGGCGTCGGCTATCGACAATCAGGACGTGGTATCGGCTCTGATTATTAACGAGTACCGGGAGCAGGGCGGAATATCCATAACATTCCCGGATGACATAAGCCGTGCGCGGCAGAAGCTTTTCCGATTCCTGGATAACAAGTTTGATTCTGAGCAGTACCGCGAGAATGTTCGTCAGCTGACACCGGCAATCATGGCTGTTCTTCCGTTCGAATACCGCCATCTCCTGTTGCCTGAAGATAATTTCATGTCCCGCCTGGCACGACTGGAGAAAGAGACCAGCGAAGCGAAGGTTGCTGTTGCTATGGGTGCTCCACGCCATCAGAAGCTGAAAGAGCTGAGTGAGGGAATTGTCGAGATGTTCCGGGTTGACCCAGAACTAACGGCGCCACTGATGGCCATCGTCACTTCAATTCTGGGGGTTTTGTAATGTCGGGTATCAAAAAGGCGAAAGCCGCGGTGCTGTAACACCAACGGCTTTCTGATGCAAAAACGAAGAGGTAATTGCGAGGTAAGTATGTCAGGAACAAAGACTGAGGTAAACGCCCAAGCGACCCATAAATTCTCCTTTTGCGGAGCGAGCAATATTGAGGTTGCAGGCGTTCTCATTGCCGGCCCCGGCGTATCCATCTGTCAAAAATGTGTCTTTCAGTGTGTTGATATTGTCTTTCAACACGCAGAAAAGACCGATAAACCAACGTCATAAGCTCAGGGGTATCTATGCGTGACTATGCAACAGTCGCACCGCAATTCTGGCTGGGGAAAACAGGTCGGGAACTGCGGAAAAAAGGCGCTGAAGCGCAGGTGGTCTCGTTTTATCTCATGACCTCGCCACACGCAAACATGCTCGGTTTGTATTACCTGCCAATTCTCTATATCGCCCATGAAACAGGGCTGGGCTTAGAAGGGGCTTCGAAGGGGCTTAAAAGCACCATCGAAGCGGGGTTTTGTAGCTATGACGAGGACACAGAGATGGTCTGGGTGCATGAAATGGCCGCCTACCAGGTAGGCAAGGCATTAAAGCCAGGTGATAACCGTTGTGCGGGGGTCAGGAGTGAGTATGCATCACTTACAGAAAACCCTTTTCTTTCATTATTTTACGAGCGTTATAAGGATGATTTTCATCTGAATGTCAAACGCGAATCGTGCCCAACGCCAGAAGGGGCTTCGAAGGGGCTTCGAAGCCAAGATCAGGAACAGGATCAGGAACAAGAACAGGATAAAGATCTTTCGGGGCATGGCTCCGCCACCCCCCCAGATGGTGGATCCTCCGATGAAGCTCCATCTGAAAAGCCGAAAAGCAGTTACCCGGAGGAATTTGAACTGGCCTGGAGGGAATACCCAAAGCGCGCAGGAGGCAATAGCAAGGTCGATGCGTTCAAAGCCTGGACTGCTCGAATTAAATCAGGCGCAACAGCGCAGGAGCTTACCGATGGTGTTCGACGATATGCGGATTACGTCACTGCTGCCGGAAAACTCAACACTGAGTACGTGAAACAAGCGTCCACGTTTTTCGGTCCCTCAAAGCACTACGAGGAGTTGTGGAGCTTCGAAGTACCAACCGGTAAACGGGATCCGAACTCAATATCCCAGCCAGATAAATTAATTCCGAGTGGGTTCAGGGGGTAGTGATGAAAAATATGATTGGTACTGGTAGTGCGCTGGAGCGGCTGAAAAAACTCATCCCTCCGGGTGTAGAGCCTAAGTTTGGCAGTGTAGAGGAGTGGAGAACCTGGCAGGCCGAGGAAGGGCGCAAACGCTGCGAAGAACTGGAAAAACAAAACCAGCGTACCCGTGCTGAAAAAATATTCGGACGAGCGGGAATTCAAGATCTGCATCGGAGCTGCACGTTCGCAAATTACCAGGTGGCAGGAGATGGTCAGCGCCGGGCGCTCACGATGGCGAAAAGTTACGCACAGAACTTCGGTTCAGGGTTCGCCAGTTTCGTATTCAGCGGAGCGCCGGGAACCGGGAAAAACCATCTGGCGGCCGCAATCGGAAATCACCTGCTGGCTGGTGGTCGCTCTGTGCTGGTGGTGACTATTCCTGACCTGATGCTACGTGTTCGCGAGTGCTACGACGACGGGCAGTCAGAGGCTTCGCTTCTGGACGACCTTTGCCGGGTAGATCTGCTCATCCTGGACGAAGTAGGCATTCAGCGCGGCAGCAGCGGCGAAAAGGTCATTCTGAACCAGGTTATCGATCGCCGCCTGTCGTCGATGCGCCCGGTCGGCATCCTGACGAACCTGAACTACGAATCTCTGACGGACACCCTCGGCGCGCGCATTCTCGACCGTCTCCAGATGGACGGCGGCATGTGGGTGAACTTCGACTGGGATAGTTATCGCAAAAACGTCCGCCATCTGCGCGTCGTTAAGTGAGGAAAACATGGCTAGAGCATTTTCTGCTGTTGAGCGCCGGGAGTATGTCCGCGCAGTGATTCGGATCACCAGGCATCAGGGGCGCCTTACGACCACCGAGGCAATGAAAAAACTGGGGCTGAGCCGCGCTACTGTCCAGCGGTATTTTTCCGAAGCAGAAGCGACTGGCGAGGTTGTCCGGCATGGTCGTTTGGGGCTGTTCCGCGATCAGCGGGCCGTTATCGACTTTGACATGAAGCGGTTTGGCCTGGTGCCAAAAACGGCTGTTGGTATGAACTACAGCCTGCTGGGCAGTCCTGTATTTCAGCGAGTTCTGGATGTGCAGGAAGCTATCTGCGCAAGTAGGCCGACAACTGCGCGCTGGGAGGCCGTATGACAATCGTAAAAACCCATACCGGCACCGTTATCACCAAAGACGGTCCGAAGGTAAAAAAACTGCACCAGACAGAGCGGATGTGGGTCGTCGGCAAAAACGAGTTTTACCACAAAGAAACCGGGCGCCGTCACTTTGCAGAAAATACGCGCCGCCGGTTGTTGTTGGAAACGATTGAGGCGATAGGTGGTTCACATGACTGAACACGTCGAAAAATACACAAACAAGGCTATAGAAATCATTGCCGACTATATCCAGCGCACTAACAAGAAAAACGAGCAGTTGCAGGAAGCGAAGGTGCGCTTGGATAAAAAAATCGCTCTGTTCGCAGACGATGAGAACTGCAACACAAACAGGCTGATGGCCGTATTTGTACCAGCAATGACCAGCCATACTCGGGATGGCTTTTTCGAAGAGATAGCAACAGCTTTAGAGAGAGCCGAATAATGGACCCTTCACTGAATTACGCCTGCAAGCGCGTGCAGGAATTGGAAAGCCTGCTTCTGGTGGAAATATCGGAAACAGTATGGCCAACGGAAGTCGGCATGGTCTTCGCTCAGATTGAAAACGCCGGGACGCTCCCGGCACACCACCAGCACCGACTACAGCACCATATCAACCGCATGTGGCTGGAAAAAATGCCGGTACCGTCAATTATCGCCGCGGCTGGTTCGCTGGCATGTGCCATGGAGAAATACGCGTGAAAGATAGCGAAATCATCGTTGATAACTTTGCTGGTGGCGGCGGCGCCTCGACGGGCATCGAGCTGGCGATTGGGCGTAGCGTGGACATCGCGATAAACCACGACCCAAACGCTGTAGCTATGCATACCACCAATCACCCGGGAACTCTGCACTATTGCGAGTCTGTTTATTCAGTGCGTCCAAAAATAGCGACTGCCGGCCGCAGTGTTGGTTTGGCCTGGTTCTCGCCGGACTGCCGCCACTTTTCCAAAGCGAAAGGGGCTAAACCAGTTGAAAAAGCGATTCGTGGGCTGGCGTGGATCGTTATCCGCTGGGCGCTTGATGTTGGTCCGCGTGTAATGATGCTGGAGAACGTCGAAGAGTTTAAAACGTGGGGTCCACTGCTGGCGGTGGAAATGCGTCCGGATCCGGACCGCATTGGCGAAACGTTCCTGGCATTCGTCGGTATGCTGACATCCGGAGTTCCTGCGGATCACCCTGCGTTGTTGGAATGTTGCGAGTTTCTGGAGTTGTCGCCGGATAGTGAACAGGCGAAACGCTTAGTTGCCGGCCTGGGCTATGTTGTCGATTTCCGTGAGCTGCGCGCCTGCGACTATGGCGCGCCGACCATCCGTAAGCGGTTCTTCATGGTGATGCGCCGGGACGGGCAACCAATAGTCTGGCCGGAAGCAACCCACGGGGATCCGAAATCACCGGCGGTGCTGGCTGGAAAACTGGCGCCATGGCGCACAGCTGCAGAATGCATCGACTGGTCAATTCCAGCGCCAAGCATTTTCGACCGCAAAAAGTCTCTGGCAGAGAATACGCTGAAGCGGATCGCGCGCGGCATCCAACGCTTTGTTATCGAAAGCGCGTCGCCGTTTATCGTGAAGTGCAATCACACTACCACTAAAGGCAAATACGATTGCTTCCGGGGGCAGGCTCTCACTGAACCGCTGCAGACGATTACGAAAACCCACGGCTACGCAATTGCGGTACCTCATCTGACAAAGTTCCGCACCGGCGCAACCGGGCAGCCAGTCACCGAACCGGTACCAACGGTGACGGCTGGCACGTCCAGGCGCCCGGGTGGGAATGGTCATGCGCTGGGGTTTGTTGAGGCGGGCCTTGTCCCGTTCCTCGCTGGCAACGGTGGCAGCGAATACCAGGCTAAACCGCGCCCGCTTGATAAACCTGCTCACACCATCCTGAAAGAGTCGCGCGCCTGCGTCGTTGCTCCGGTTATCGCTCGCCAGTTCGGAGCAAGCATCGGCCACCGGGCGGACGAACCCAGCGCGACAATTACTGCGGGCGGGGGCGGGAAATCGCAACTCGTGACGCCAACGCTGATTCAGATGGGTTACGGCGAACGACCGGGGCAGGAACCGCGCGTGCTGCAACTGGACAACCCGCTGGGTACTGTTACCGCCGGCGGCAATAAATTCGCGACAGTGAGTGCATTTCTAGCAAAACACTACGGCGGCAACTACACCGGTCCCGGCGTGGGGCTGGATGAGCCTGCGCATTCAGTAACGACTGTCGATCACCATGCCGTGGTTGCTTCTCACCTCGTGAAACTACGTGGTACTTGCCGTGATGGTCAGCGTACTGATGAACCTATGCCGACAGTCACAGCTGGCGGGCAGCACGTAGGGGAGGTTAAAACGACTCTGGCGGTCGAGGACTATGACGAAGAGCGCGCGCAGCAGGTGCTGGCGTTCCTGCAGAAATACTGCGGGGAGGATAGCACCGGGCTGGTGGATATCGGCGGGATGACTTACCGCATTGTCGACATCGGCATGCGCATGCTGCAGCCACATGAGCTCTACCGGGCGCAGGGATTCCCGGAGTGGTACATCATCGATCAGGATTACCGCGGTGTGAAGTATGCGAAGGATAAGCAGGTTGCGCGTTGTGGTAATGCGGTTCCTCCGCCTTTTGCTGAGGCGCTGGTGAGGGCTAATTTACCGGAGATGTGCCTGAAAAAAGACATTGCAGCATGATAAAACCCGCTTCGGCGGGTTTTTTAATATGGAAAAACATCAATCTAAACATAAGCATGGTGTTAGCAAAAAGTGCTGCAGAGGGGTTGAACATTTCATGTAACCGGTATACTGTTTATTTATACAGTATCCATGTGAGGTGCTAACCATGAAAGTTGAAGTCACAATTGATAAACATAAAAAACTCCCTGATGGCGCCATTCCTGCGCTTGAGCAAGAATTGCTGCGCCGCTTGTCCCAGTCTTATGATGACTGCAAATTAACCATTCGACGCACAAGCAACGATGGCCTTAGCGTTTTGGGCGGCGCTGATGGCGATAAAAAACGCGTTGAGCAAATTCTGCAAGAGACGTGGGAAAGCGCGGACGACTGGTTTTACTGATTCACCTTTTGGTGGCTGGCATTTCCCAAAGCATCGCAATAAGCGTGTCCCTTTGATGCTGTCACCGGACTTTTTTTTGCGTCTGTATGTCGCTCAGGGGGTAGTGTGAGTGATGGTATTGAGGTTCCTACTAATCATTCCTGGTACGATGTTGTCAGGAGATCAGATGGCGCCATTATTTGTAGCTTCCCGGCCGAAGGAAGGCATCTGATTTACAGGGTTAATGGCATAATTTCAATGCGACCTTTATTGCCTGAAGAAGAAATTTTTACTCTAAACGGATTTATGAAATTTGCGGAACGACTTGGCTACCGAGTTCTCCCACCTTCTGATAATATGAAATCAACGGCCTGAACAACCGTTACCTACTGCGCCACGGGAGAGAAGCCATGGCGCAATTGCACTTAATAAAACAATCTCAAGGTATCCTGATCCCCGCGACGCCGGAGACCAGTGATTTTCTGCAATCAAAATGCAAGCTCGGATCCGTTCTGGAAGCCGATTATAAGCTTGTCCGCAATCCGGCGTTTCACCGCCGTTACTTTGCTTTACTCAATCTCGGCTTTGAATATTGGGAACCTACCGGCGGGGCGATTTCGTCTAACGAGCGCAGGCTTATCACAGGTTACGCCAAATACCTTGCTGCATATGGCGGGAGTGAATCGGCGTTGCTTGATGCCGCCGGGCAATATCTCGACCGGATAGCTGAGAAGCGATCCGGCTATATCAGTATTTGCAAATCCTTCGATGCTTACCGGGCGTGGGTCATCGTTGAAGCTGGCCACTATGACGCCATACAGCTGCCGGACGGCACGCTGAAAAAACACCCTCGCAGCATTTCTTTCGCAAGCATGGACGAATGCGAGTTCCAGGAACTGTACAAAGCATCGCTGGATGTTCTCTGGCGGTGGATCCTCTCTCGTTCATTCAACAGCCTGCAGGAAGCTGAGAACGCCGCCAACCAGCTTTTAAGCTTCGCGGGGTGATGCCGATGAAATACTCATGGTTTCACCATCTCGAATGCACAACGCAGCAGGCCGACGAATTGGTAGCGAGATATCGTCAGCGGGGCGTAAAGGTCGAACGAAGCTTAAACCCTGACTTTATGACATGGACCGTCAGCGCGCAGCTGGTGGAGGACAAAAATCCGCCTCGGCCAGACTCTAGCTGGCGCAACAGGATGTGGGGGTGAGTATGGCCAAGAAATCCCAACGACGCTGCAAAATCTGCCGGGAGAAATTCACTCCTGCATTCGAAAACCATCGCTGGTGCTGTCCTGAGCATGGCGCTGAATATGCCATGCAGGAACTCGATAAGAAACGCGCAAAGCAGGCTCAGGCGAAAGCGAAGAAAGAACGCGCAGCCTGGCGCAAGCGCAAAGCAGCGGTGAAGCCTCTCCGGCACTGGGAAGATATGACCCAGCGTGTCGTTAACGACTATATCCGCGAGCGTGACCACGATCTGCCGTGCATCAGCTGCGGCACGTTCGGCACGGTTCAGTGGGAAGCTGGCCACTACCGCTCCCGCGGTAAAGCATCTCACCTGCGCTACAACGAGGACAACATTCACAAGCAGTGTCATCACTGCAACGTGCAAATGTCAGGTAACCAGCAGCAGTACCGCATCGGCCTGGTAGAGAAAATCGGCGCTGAGCGCGTTGAGGTGCTCGAAAACAACAACACCCCTCACCGATACACCATCGAAGAACTGGAAGGCATCAGGCGCCATTACAGCGCGCTACGCCGTGCGCTCATAAAACAACGGGAGGCTGCATGAAGATCACCTATAGCGACGAAGGGGGCTTATTCCCGCATCTGGCTGACTGGCCCGTTCTGGCAGCTGGCTATGGCCAGACGCATTGCGGATGCTGGTCTGGACGCTTCTCCGGTCAATACCTGGGGAGTCTCGCGGCATTACCTTCCAGATCACCCTGTACGGAAAGAGCGCATATGTGCTCAGGGCATATAAGGCGATGGCCAAGGCCATGGCGAGGACGACCAAATGAGCCGTGACGTTATCGAACGCATCCGCGACCGCTGGCAAAAGCTCCGCCTGTGCCGGCACCGGGGCACCGTACTGGTTGACTACCGCATACTGAGAAATTTCGTTCGCATCTATCAGACCCAGGGAGAGACAGCATGAACCTCGAATCTATCGCCAAATACTTCGCGCCTAAGTCACCAATGCTGAGCGACTCGCCACGGGCTACTGCATCTGATGGTCTAACCGGCACTGACATCATGGCCGCTCTTGGGCTGGTAAATGCCAAGTGCGGATTCGGATTCGACCTCTATCTGGCAAAGATCGGGGTAAGCACACCTGACCGAGCAATGGAGCTACTTTATGAATCAGCAGAGCGATTATCAATCCGCTTTAACATCGTTTCAGAACTCAGCCAGGACGTTCGCAAAAGAGTTCTCGAAGTTCTGTGTGCTTTTGCATACCAGGATTACACGCGAAGTGCTGCCAGCGTTAGAAAATGCACTTGCTGCGATGGGACTGGCTTCACAGAGGCCCAGGTTTTCACCAATAAATGCTCATATCCGTGGGGCAAGCCACCTTATTGGGCAAAGATGTCCCGAGCGGTTCGCCCAAGCAACTGGGAGTGCTGGAGCGAAGTGCGCGAGGTGGTCAAAGTTAAATGCTCAGCCTGTAACGGAAAGGGTGCTATCAGCAATTCGTGTCGCTGCAATGGGAAAGGAAAGGTACTGGATAAAGAGACCAGCGAGCGCCTTGGCCTACCGGTAATGAGGGTGTGCGATCGCTGCAGCGGAAGAGGCTATGCGCGCATGAAATTTTCGACGGTGCTGGAAGGGGTAAGGTCCGTGGCTGACATTAAGAAAACGGTAGCATATGAGCAATTACAACCATTCTTCGAGGAACTGGTATCCGAGTGTCACAAACAGGAGTCCTACGCTGATGTCATTCTCTCTCGGGTGACGAAATAATGAATATTTCTATGAAAATATAATTTTGTGGAAAATAGCTATTGCAATCTCCGGAAAAACTGGTTAGATTCATCCCTAACGCTGGGAATCCGTTCAGTCGTTCCGAAGCAAAAATTTCAAGCCCGAGGTTAACGCCTTGGGCTTTTTTATGCCTGCGATCCGGTCAGGGCTCTTGGGTAGAGACGTGCTGCACGACACATTAACGCCCATGCCCGAGAGCCCTGAACCAGATTGAGGGTCGATCGTATAAAGGTAATTACGGCAGGCTGTTAACCTGCTTATCGTGGTTCGATTCCACGTCGTCCCGACAGATATTCCGCAAGTCGGACATGAAGACCTGCAAATGATTGCGAATCAGCAGGCCACGCCCGGGAAGGGCGTGATGTCAAAAGCTACCCCTCCCGGAAGCTCCGTTAGGAGCATAACCCCGGCCGGAGTAGCGCTCTATAAAACCTTAAGGAATCCTGACCTGCCAAAAATGGTAGGTTTCTCGATTGTTAATTTAAGGTAAAAAGTTTCCGTGAAGTTACCCGGTCAACCTCCAGACTGGGGCGGAAGTTGTCAGCCAGAGATGGAATTAAAAGACCGCAGACCACGGTATGGCAAGCTAACGGTCTTCCGAAGCAATTCGGCTTCACTCACGTTTCTTTGTACTAAACATACTTTTGCCTGCTCGCTGCAGGCTTTTTTCATCAATGACCTGTTTAACCATATGATGTGAATATGGTATTTGACTGCACAATCAGATTGATAATAAATTGTTTATGTGGTGAATCCCCCTATGCGGAGGGGCGACCAGTCAAATCTTCTCTGTAAATGCAGCGCGAGCCATGTCGACTGGGGCATGCTCACCGGGAGGCACCCGGCACCACACCTAACTTTAAATCAAGAAAACAGTGGCAGGCCCGCTTCGGTGGGTCTTTTCTTTGGATGAAAAAAAATCCCCTGCACGGGTAGGTGACAGGGGCAATTTGCTAAAAGCATATTTTTATTGTTGTGGGCTCAGTGTAGACGAAAAAAAAGCCCACGCAGAGGAAGGCGGGCTAACCAAAAATGAAACAATTAATGACAAGGATTTCTGGTGGATTCCAGCCTCCAGGGGATGAATTTTATCGGTTCACTATTTAGGTGTAAATATACCTATTAATTAAAGGCTGCGCTATTGCGTGGCCTTTTTTATTTCAGGCTCACGGGAATCATCATCGATACGGCTCGTTGTTAAATCAGCCGGATGGGCCTGCCCCCTTTATTCACACAGCACCCCGTTAACCCGGAGGTGAACCTATGGCAAAGCATATGCAAGACAAAGAAAGCATGGCCGGAATCACCTGGCTGGCTCTGCTGATCATTGCTGGTTGGGGCGGCCTTGTCCGATTCCTGATGGATGTGAAGCAGGGCAAAGCAAAATGGAGCTGGATAAATGCTTTTGCGCAGATTGTGGTTTCGGCTTTTACCGGGGTTATTGGTGGGCTCATCAGCATTGAAGGTGGTCTGAGTATTTACATGATACTGGCCACTGCAGGTATCAGTGGTGCTATGGGTTCCGTAGCGCTCACGTATTTCTGGGAACGAATCACCGGAGTGAAAGCACAATGACAGCAGACCAGATTATCGAGGGGATCCTCGGAAAAGAGGATGGTTATGTCGATCACCCCTCTGATAAAGGCGGGCCAACCCGCTGGGGCATCACGCAGACCATAGCTCGCGCACATGGCTACACCGGAGATATGCGAGAGCTGCCCAGGGAAACAGCAAAGCAAATCCTGCTGAGCGATTACTGGACCGGACCCCGGTTTGACCAGGTGGCAGCTCTATCTACGTTACTGGCGGATGAGCTTTGCGACACTGGCGTGAACATGGGGCCCAGTGTCGCCAGTAAGTTCTTTCAGCGCTGGCTGACCGCAATGAATATGCGTGGAAAGCTGTATCCCGACCTTATCCCGGATGGCGCGATTGGACCCCGAACTATCACCGCTCTGAAGGGGTATCTTTCTGCCCGCGGGAAAGAAGGCGAGCAGGTGCTGCTGAGAGCACTAAACTGCAGCCAGGGTGCCAGATATCTCGAACTGGCGGAGGGCCGCGAAGCCAACGAGGATTTCCTCTATGGCTGGGTTAAGGAACGTGTCCTGTGAAGATGATCATTTTCGCTTTGCTCGTGCTGGTGGCTGTGCTCGTTCTGTTACTTCTGCGCAAATATACCCGGCTGGAGTTCGTAGGGCATGCCAGCCTGCTGCTGAAAACATGGTCTGTAAAGCTGGGAGCTATCGGCGCGCTGGTTGGTGTATGGGCGCAGTCGTTCCCGGATGCTGCACTGCACGCCTGGGCGATGCTGCCGCCGGATATCAAAACCATCCTGCCGCCAAACATCGTTGCACTGATTAGCCCAGCGCTGGTGGTACTGGCCGTGCTATCGCAATACGTACGCCAGCCAGCATTGAAAGATAAGGCCGACAAACTGAAGGAGCCGCAGCAGCAATGAGCTTCGAAATTATCGCGGGGCTGGTGGTCGTCATCCTGGGCGCTATCGCTGGTGCGTTCGGCATTGGTCATTCACGCGGGACCAGTAAGGCGGAAGCCAAAGCCGAACAGCAGCGTACCGAAGAGAACGCCGCCGCCACCGTCGCCGCGGCAGAACGCCGTGCTGAAGTCACGAAAGGGGCCAGCGATGTACAGGAAGACGTTAAGCGTATGGGCGATGACGATGTTGATCGCGAGCTGCGCCAAAGATTTACCCGCCCCGGTAGTCGTTGATACGGCCTGCAGCTGGGTGCGGATCATCTACCTGACCGACCACGATATCGACGTGTTGGATAAGCAGACCAAGCGCGACATTCTGGCGCACAACAAGGCAGTGCTGGCGAACTGTCCGCGGGAGAAAAAATGAACGAACAAGCAAATAAAATTCTAATCGACCTTTTGCAGAGAGCCGCGAGCGGGGTTGATGCTGCCGTGTCTTTTAGCCAGGCTCAGGTTCCTGACATCATCCGGCAGTTGATGGTGTGGAAGGCAGCGGCTTACGGCATGCGGATCTTATTTATGTCGCTATTTCTCCTCGGGTGCATCCTGTTATTCCGCAGGGCGCTGAAATGGCATGAATCATATGATAATGAGACGCTTGGTTTCTTTTCGTTACTTTCCTCTGCATTGACGGGGTCGCTTCTTGTTGTCGGGATTCTGGCGAACATATCCAACCTCGTGCAGCTCTGGTTGGCACCAAAAATTTGGCTCATCGAATACACAGCTGAATTGTTGAAGGGTTAGAGGTACTTAGGATTTACGAAGACGCCTGGCAATCGCGCGCACCAAAATGCAGGAAGCTTGTATGTGGGCATGCCGCGCTGTTGCCCGGCCAGATGCTGACTGTTAACCCCACTAAGGGCTAAATCAGCCTTCATCCCCACATGAGGATATTACAGAAGTTACTAACTGAGTGGCTTCGATAATGCTATAGTTCACCAGAAAAAGATGATTGTATGGAGGCATGAGATACTGCTCCTTTTTAGCACATAAGGGTTATGTTAGTGGTGAATGTGACTATTAACAGCGGGATATGTAGTTATTTATTTTTATTTCTGACTATGTGGCCAGTTTTTATAACGCTGTGTCTAGGGATGTCTATAGCATTTTACGGAGTGTTAATGAAGAAAACTGCACTTGGCTGGCTACTTGCCGCTTTATTTTTTGGAATTATTGGAGGGCTGTGTGGGTATTAACTCACTGACGCTGAGGTTTCTTTTCGAAGTCTTCAAGGATGTATTGCTGCCGTTATCCATCGAATGCATGTATGCTGGTAAGGATTTTTAAAGGAAAAGGAATGAATAATGAATACCCAGAAGCTTTTAGATACATACATGTTAGTTGGTGCCGGTCTTTCTCGCGTCAAATATGAGATTTTTTCAGGAGATGAAGGATCATATGCGTTTATTACGATTTACGCATATGAGCCTCATTTCCATGTTAGGGGTTATGATTCCTTAAAGTTAGATGAAGCTGTTGATATCAAAGAGCAGATCGAAGGGCATTTTGCTGAGAGATATCAGTAGCCAATATCAGTTGTGTGAATCTACAGCCCTGCTTATGCGGGGCTTTTTATTGCCAGAAGCAGGAGAAGAAGCATGTTAACAGTAAAAGTGATGTCACCAGATGGTGGTGAAGAAATCCATTGCGGCCGGAGCATTGGTTTCAATCCCAACCAGCAGAGTATCTCAGTGTCGGGAATGGACCAGAACGTTTTCCTGAAGCAGGGAGAAGTGGCGTACGTGATGAACGCAAACGGAAAGACCATTTCCCGTTACGAGCACTTGACCTGACAATAAGCAGCACTGGCGCCCTTCATTGAAGGGCATCAATAATGATAAACCGAAGCATCTGCCTTAAGTGTTATAAAAAACTCCGTGGAGGAAATCCCAAAGCTACGGGGTGCTGTACAGCCAGCCAATGACTGATTGTAGCCACGAAGTTGGTTTATTTTCTACTGGTTGAGAATAAAACTGAGAGCCAGGAAGGCTTGAGAGTGGCTCATCCCTGAGCTCACGGGTAGAACGACCGACTTTGTCATGGCAGAGCAAAGTCATCAGTTAGTTTAGGTAACATTTCGGATATAACAAGCGTAGCGGGGTATTCCTACGAATGGAGCACCGCAGCTAAAGCGTTACAGGAACCATTCTTCAGAGTGGCTTCGATAATACTCCCCACATCGCACAGAGGTAAGACATGTCAGAGATCACTGCATCCGAGCAAATCCGCCTGGATATAATCAAGAAAGTTAATTATGACACCGCAGCGGCCAAGCTGGCCATTGACTGGGTAGGCGACAGCTATCTGAAGTCTGAGCTATTCGCTGACTCTTTCGATCGTGTTTTCACGGAAAGTGAGATTGTCTCGAAGACCCGTAAGGCAATCCAGGAAGCGACCGAAGCGCTGGCGCTGTTTGATACTGCCGCTGAGAAGGTCAGCTAAGGCATCACAGCAGGCATTCATCGAGTGCCTGTGATAATGTTAAAGCTCCTGTATAAGGGGCAGTTGTATGATATCATGCAACGAAGCAACCAAGCTATGGAAAGTCCGGGTAATGGTTTGGAGTGAATGTGATGTTTAACAGCGGTGGTATAAATGGCTACTTTTTCCTGTTGCTTAGTATGTGGCCAGTGCTAATGGTTTTATTCCTGGGATTGTCTCCTGCATTTTACGGTGTGTTAATGCCTAAAACGGCAATTGCTTGTCTGGTGATCGCTGCAGCCTTTGGCATTGGTGGGTGGTTCTATGGATTGTGATCTAAGTAACATTTGGTCAGGTTATAAACTGGTATCTGACCGCATTACAGCAGGTATTCATTGAGTGCCTGTGATAATGCCCGTCAGACAATGGACTGATATCATTGTCTGTTTCTCCCGGTGTATTTTGAAATACTCAATACTCTCATAACGTCTCTGCCTGCCAACATCAGAACGCCAGAGGTTAGTTAGCCGGATAGATGCACCTCTATCTGTTGGCTCCTGAGAGATTCTTTATACGCTGGTTGGTAGTGACCAAAGGCCGCATAATTTTGCGGCCTTTTTCATTTCTGTAAAATGAAAGTCCTCAGGCGGTTAACGATGCTCTGGACCATGGAAGTGATCTCCACCATGTCCGCCGCTATGAGGCCCAGGGGGAAGGATACATCCTGAAAGAGACAGCGCACCACAGATCACAAAAACAGCAAGCATAATTCTTTTCATAATAACTCCTGAACTAAAGAGCCTTAATTCCAAAACATAAAAGTGAATATTTTATGGAGAATCAGTAATTCCTTTTTCTCCCTCACGTTAAATAGGAATAATCCATGGCAAAACCGGACTGGGGCGAGCTTCAGCGACGGTTCCTGTCCGATCATGCCGCAACCGGCGTATCACCGAAGGATTGGTGTGAAGCGCAGGGACTGAATTACGCTACTGCCCGCCGATACATCAAGAAACCCACTGCGCAAACTGCGCAAAAACCTGCGCAGAAGAAACTGCGCACTGCGCAAAAGGAAAAGTGCGCAGAAGAGCTGGTGGATGATGATGGCCTCACCGATCAGCAACGTTTATTTGTCGCAGAATACCTGAAGGACCACAACGCCACGCAGGCCGCTATCCGTGCCGGGTACAGCAAGAAGACTGCTGAACAAATTGGCTATCAGCTGCTTCAGAAAACTTCAGTTGCGCAGGCCATTGCGCAGCAGCAGAAAGCATCCATTGTGCGCACGCTTGGCAGCGCGGATGAAGTGCTTGAGCAGATGTGGCGGCTGGCAACATTCGACGCCAACCAACTTTCTCAGTATCGCCGCGGGAGCTGCCGTTACTGCTGGGGCTTCGGTCACCAGTATCAATGGCGCGATGCGGTTGAGTTCGAAGAGAAGCTGGCTGAGGCTTTAGCGAAGAAAGGGAAAGAGCCAAACGACAGAGGCGGCTACGGTTACGACCATACCAGCTCGCCTAACCCGAAATGTCCTCGCTGTAATGGTGATGGCATCGGCCAGCCTTTCTTCGCCGATACGCGCAAGCTGGCGCCGGATGCTGCGCTTGCCTATTCCGGTGTGAAGCTTGGTAAGAATGGCGTTGAGATAACCGCCATCAGCCGTGAGCGCATGTACGAGGCGGTGATGAAACGTCTCGGCCTGGCTGACAGTGAGTTCGCCCAGCGTCTACAGCAGATTGAAATCGAGCGCCGGCAGCTGGAGATCGACAAGCTCCGTAAAGAGCTGGCCGCTGACCCAGAAGATGACGAACCAACGCCAGTTGCGATCAATATCAACGTAGTCGATGCGCGAGTGAGGGAAGAGGATGGCGATAGCTCCGACGCTTAACGTTCCCCAGGCTCGTTTTCTGGCTATGCAGCAGAAGTTCAAAGCCTATGTAGCTGGTTTTGGATCCGGTAAGACATGGGTTGGCTGCGGTGGAATATGCAAAGGGTTCTGGGAGTTCCCCAAAATAAACCAAGGCTACTTTGCCCCGACTTATCCTCAGATCCGCGATATTTTCTACCCCACGGTGGAAGAAGTTGCTCACGACTGGGGACTGAAAGTCAAAATCGTTGAAAGCAACAAAGAGGTCCATTTCTACAGTGGGCGCCAGTACCGCGGCACGACAATTTGTCGGTCGATGGAAAAGCCCGACACGATAGTAGGCTTTAAAATCGGCAATGCGCTGGTGGATGAACTCGACGTTCTGAAAGCGGATAAGGCGCGTCAGGCGTGGCGAAAAATAATCGCGCGTATGCGTTATAAAGTTGATGGTCTGCGTAATGGCATTGACGTGACTACCACACCTGAAGGATTTAAGTTCGTCTATAACCAGTTTGTTAAGGCTGTGAGGGAAAAGCCTGAACTGAGGTCGATGTATGGTCTGGTACAGGCTTCGACATTCGACAACGAAAAGAACCTGCCGGATGACTATATTCCTTCGCTTCTGGCGAGTTACCCGCCGGAATTGATCAAGGCATATCTGAATGGCCAGTTTACTAACCTGACCAGCGGCACCATTTATCATCAGTTCGACAGAGTGCTGAATAATTCCAGTGAGGAAGAGCAGCCAGGTGAAGCGCTGTATATCGGGATGGATTTCAACGTCGGGAAGATGGCCGGGATCGTCCATGTATTGCGGCTCGGCTTACCACACGCGGTAACAGAGATTATCAACGCTTACGATACGCCAGACATGATACGCATCATCAAGGAACGTTTCTGGCTGTATGCCGACGGTGACTACCGCAAGGTCCGCGAGATTTATATTTACCCGGATGCCTCTGGTGACTCCAGGAAATCAAACAACGCCAGCAAAACAGATATTGAGCAGCTCCGACAGGCCGGATTTAACGTCATCGTTGATGATGCTAACCCGCCGGTAAAGGACCGCATCAACTCCATGAACGCCATGTTCTGTAATGGTAATGGTGATCGCCGGTACAAGGTGAATGTGGCCCGTTGCCCGGTCTATGCCGACTGCCTGGAACAACAGGTGTGGGATAAAAACGGCGAGCCGGATAAAAAGAGCGATAACGATCACCCCAACGATGGCGCTGGTTACTTCATTGTGAAGCAATTCCCAATCGTTCGACCTGCATTCTCTATTTCACTGGACACGACATTCTGATGGCCAATAACGATATTACTTATGTTCGCCCTGAGGTCAGGGCGGCGATGCCCGTGTGGAAAAAAATTCGTGACGTGTGCAAAGGGGCTGATGCTGTAAAGGCCGCCGGGAATGAATACCTCCCTTTTCTGGATCCGTCCGATAAGTCTGCACGCAATAAAAAGCGCAATGCTGATTACATTCAGCGCGCCGTTTTCTACGCGATAACGGGCAATACAAAAGTGGGTCTACTGGGGCTGGCATTCAGAAAAGACCCGACCATGACCGCGCCGGATAAACTGAATTATCTTCGTGACAACGCCGATGGTGCTGGTGCCAGCATTTATCAGCAGTCCCAGCAGGTTACAGAAAATATTCTGGAGGCCGCGCGCGAGGGGCTTTATACGGATTATGCAGCTGAGACCGACGAGGCGATCATCCTTCGTTATCAAGCGGAAAGCATCATTAACTGGCGCACCAAACGCATCAATGGACGTGATCAACTGGTGCTGGTGGTTTTACGTGAATGCATGGAAAAGGAAGATGGTTTTGCGTACGAGGATGAAATCCAGTATCGCGAACTGGCTCTGGAGAACGGAAAGTTTGTCTGCCGGGTATGGCGAAAGTCAGCTGACGCAGGCTCTTTTTCCGTCGATTCTGAGTATCACCCGAAGCCTAAAGGTGAGGATTTTTGGGATGAAATCCCCTTTACCTTCGTTGGTGCACAAAATAACGATCCCAGCATCGACGAGTCGCCTTTAGCCGCCCTCGTTGAAATTAACCTTGGTCATTATCGAAATTCGGCGGATTACGAAGACAGCGTATTTTTCTGCGGTCAGGTTCAGCCGGTGATTTCCGGGCTTGATACCGCCTGGCGTGACTGGCTGCAGGATAAGGGAATTCGTGTCGGTTCTCGTTCTCCATTCCTGCTGCCGAAGGAGGGGAGTTTTACCTATGCTCAGGCGCAACCAAACACCCTGGCTAAAGAGGCGATGGACAGTAAGCGTGATTATTCTGTTCAGCTTGGCGCCCGGCTTATCGAGCAGAACGGCGCGGTTAAAACCGCCACGCAATCCAGCGGCGAGCAAACCGCATCCACATCGGTGCTCGGCATTTGCGTTTCCAATGTCTCGGAGGCCTATACGCTGGCGCTCGGCTGGTGCGCCAGATATCTCGGCATAAAAGGCGAGGAATATCGTTACAGCATCAATCAGGAGTTTATCGCCAAAGTCGCAGAATCCGGCATGGTAACGGCAATCGTCAATGCCTGGCAGTACGGTGCGATTCGCGACACTGATATGGTCAGAGCTCTGCAGAGGCTTGACCTGATAGATCCTGCTGACGACCCTGAAACTGTCATTGACGCTATTCGTAACGGCGCGCCTAACCTGATTGGTGGCAATAATGGCAACGGCGAATGACAAACTGCATGATGAATCCATAGCCCACGCTATATGGGTTAGTCGCTACAGCACCGGCGTTGCCAACAGGATGATAAAAGTCCTGAATGACAGCGACGCCGAACTTACCGCAAGGTTGCTGGTGGCTATTGATACGCTGGACGCTGAGAGCTTTACCGTTTCTAGGCTGGAAGCGTTACTGGTAAGCGTCAGGGCGATAAACAAGGATGCGATTCAGTCGATGTATGCAGCTCTTACTGCCGAGTTGCAGGAACTGGCGAAGCACGAAGCCACTTTTCAGATGAGCCTCTTCCAGTTTGCTATTCCCGACGATGTTCTTGCTCTTCATCCGCTGGTGGGCATCTCCCCGGATGCGGTTTATGCCGCGGCGATGGGGCGTCCATTCCAGGGACGTTTGCTAAGCGAATGGGCCAGCAACCTCGAAGCTGATCGTATGGCGCGCATATCCAATACGGTGCGGCAGGGTTTTCTCCTGGGCGATACGCATGAGCAGATCGCAAAAAAGGTTCGTGGACATGCTAACCGCGGCTACCAGGATGGTGCGCTTCAGATGAGCCGGGCCAATGCGGCCAGCATAGCGAAAACAGCAGTAGGGCATCTTGCATCAACAGCAAGACAAAGCTTTGCGTCGGCGAACGACGACATTCTGAAGGGTAAGCAGTGGTTATCTGCTTTGGATAACCGGACATCAAAGGATTGTCGGATCCGCGACCGACTCAAGTACACGCTGGATAATAAACCGATAGGGCACAAGGTGCCTTATTTGCAGGGACCTGGGAAAATCCACTTTTGCTGTCGGAGCACCGAAACTTACATCCTGAAATCGTCCGAGGAATTAGGTATTAAAGTCGGCGAAATCAAGGATAGCTCGCGCGCCAGCATGGATGGACAGTTTCCGGCTGACACGAATTACCAGGACTGGTTCTCCCGGCAGTCGTTCACGCGACAAGCTGAGATTGTCGGAGAAACGCGCGCCAGGCTGATTCGTGATGGCGGCATGTCTCCCGATGAGTTCTACAACGACAGGGGCGAGTGGCTGACGCTGGACCAGTTGCGCTCAAAGGATGAGCAGGCATTCAGAAACGCCAGGCTTTAACCAACATATCTTATTCAATCAGGCTGCCTTCGGGCGGCCTTTTTTATTGGGCCAGGCCCACAGTAACTATCCCAAGGGGACAACATGCTTATTCGTAACATGCTCATTAAATATTATTCGGCAGCTGGTGGTGAAGGTGGTGATGGCGGTGGATCCGGTAGTGGTGCGCCCGAGATTACGCCGGAAATCCAAAAGCTGATCGATGAGCAGGTCAGTGCTCAGGTTTCAGGCCTGAAAAATAAAAATAGTGAGTTACTCGGTAAGCTCAAAGAGTCCACTGAGTCGCTTAAGCGTTTTGAAGGTATCGATCCTGACGCGGTGAAAACTATTCTCCAGCGTTTCTCTGATGATGAAGAGGCGCAACTGATCGCCGCCGGGAAAATTGACGAGGTACTGGATAAACGCACTGAGCGGCTACGTGCTGATGTTGATAAGCAAATCAAAGCCGCTAATGAACGCGCTGAAAAGGCGGAAGCGTTCTCCAACAAATTCCGTGATCGTGTCCTGGGTGATGCTATCCGCAGTGCAGCGCTTAAGGCAGGCGCGCTGCCAGAAGCATCCGACGATCTGATTCTTCGTGCTAAAGGCACATTCCAGCTCAACGACGAAGGCGAGGCCGTAGCAGTTGATGCAAATGGCGATGTTCTGTTCGGTAAAGACGGCAAAACTCCGCTCACCCCGGTTGAGTGGGCTGAATCTCTGAAAGAGACGGCCCCGCACCTGTTCCCGCGCGCCGAAGGCTCCGGGGCTGGTGGTCATAAACCCGGTGGCGGTGGCGGTAGTCTGAAACGTTCAGAAATGAGCTCAAGCGACAAAGCGGACTACATCCGCAAACATGGCCAGCAGGCCTATCTCAAATTGCCTAAGTAAGGACTAATCAATGCCTACGACCGTAAACAGTGACCTGATTATCTATGACGACCTCGCGCAGACTGCGTTTCTTGAGCGTCGCCAGGATAATCTGGAAGTCTTCAACGCCGCTTCAAACGGCGCAATCATTCTCGACAACGAACTGATCGAGGGTGATTTTCGCAAGCGCACCTTCTATAAAGTTGGTGGTTCTATCGAATCGCGCAACGTTAACTCCACCGACCCGGTAACGGGTAAAAAAATCGGTGCCGGTGAATCTGTCAGCGTTAAGGCGCCGTGGAAATACGGCCCGTATGAAACCACGGAGGAGGCGTTTAAACGTCGGGGTCGCGACGTTAGCGAATTCTCCGAGGTGATCGGCGTCGACGTCGCTGATGCAACGCTTGAAGGTTATATCAAGTATGCCCTACAGGGTCTTGTTGCAGCCATTGGCGCAAATGCTGACATGACGGTATCCGCGGATATTGCCACTGATGGTAAGAAAACGCTGACCCGTGGCCTGCGTAAATACGGCGATAAATTTAACCGTGTTGCGCTGTTCGTTATGCATTCCACGACCTATTTCGACATTGTTGATCAGGCTATCGACAACAAAATTTACGAAGAAGCTGGCGTGGTGGTTTATGGCGGACAGCCAGGCACGTTGGGTAAACCGGTGCTGGTAACTGACACCATGCCAGTTGATGCGATTCTGGGGCTGGTGGCCGGCGCGGTATCCGTAACGGAATCACAGGCTCCGGGCTTCCGTTCCTACGATATCAACGACCAGGAAAACCTTGCCATTGGCTATCGCGCAGAGGGCACGGTTAACGTTGAACTGCTGGGTTACAGCTGGGATGAGACGAAGGGCGCTAACCCTGACCTGACCAAAATCGGCACCGGCGCGAACTGGAAGAAACATTTCACCAGTAACAAATCCACTGCAGGCGTACTGATTAAGCTGGAAGCCCCTGCGGGGGAGTAACCCTGTCAGTGGATAAAACTTCCGCAACTGCTGACAGTACCGACGCGGTGACCGTTTCGCTCAAGTACACCAGAAATGGTGCCGGAGTCTCCGGGGCATCTGTGGCGTGGACGTCTACAGGCGGCACACTCAGTGCTTCGACGTCACAGACAGGGTCTGCTGGTGGCTCGACGGTGAAACTCATCTCTGCTACGGCCGGCTCCTTCACGGTGACGGCTACCGTTGACGGCGTGGTGAAAACAACTGAAGCGATCGCGTTCACTGCTCCATCGGGTGGTTAACTGACGGGGCGAAAGCCCCGTTTCTTTTGGTGAGGATCCGATGACCGTTTATATAACAATCCAGGACGTTGACGAGTTGCTGGGGGATACCTGGGCTGCCGCCGACAAAAAGGGTAAAGCTGTGCTCCAGGCAAACACCTGGATGACGGCGCTTAACCTTCAGGATATCGACCAGGAACATATTCCCGAAGAGGTTAAGCAGGCCGGAGCGTTTATCTCTTCCGTTGCCGCTGCAGGCAATCTGTATCAGCAAAAAACGGATTCCGGCGTGGTGACGAGCAAAAGCGTTGAGGCTGATGATGTAAAGGTTTCTCGAACGTTTGCCGAGATTTCAACTACTAGCGCTGAATTACTCGATCCGGATTTGCAACTGGCACTGGATATGCTCAAACCGTGGATGATTAACCCGTTTCAGACGTTCTTTGTGAGGGCGTGATATGGGCATTCGTGACGAGCTGCAAACCGAAGTCGCCGCAGCATTCGATACCGACCTGCAGGATGCCGTTAAGGATTTCACTGGGTCATACACCGTTCGGGGTGCCTGGGACCCGGTGACGGAAACCGGCACTGAAACGCAGGTGACTTACTCGGGGCGTGGAGTGCTGGCGCGCTATAAGCTGCGCCGTATCGATGGCGTTAACATTCTGCATGGTGATGTGAAGCTAACCGCACTGGTTAACGAGGTGACTGATAAGCCGGCCGTCGGGCATATCATCACCGCACCGGATCCGGTTACGGGTGAGCTTCAGCGCTACGAGGCCATCACCGCTTCTGCCGACTCTGCTGGCGCTGCGTACTCCATTCAACTGAGGAGGGCGTGATATGGCTAAGGGCTGGAACATTGACCCAGCGGCATTCGCCGGGCTGGTGGCAGAAGATGTCAAACTACGCCAGCGGACAATCGCCATTCAGCTGCTGAATGAAATCGTTCAGCGGTCGCCGGTAGGAAACCCGGAGCTGTGGGCCATCAACGCGACCGCGGTTCAATACAACAAAGCTGTTGGGGAATGGAACGAATCTCTTTATGCCGATCCTGCCAACCTGACAAAGACAGGCCGTCTCAGAAAGAAAGCCCGTGTTAATGACAGCATGGATATTAGGCGGCCGGCTGAGTATCGCGCAGGAACCTTCAGGGCATCGCATTTTGTCAGCATCGGCGAACCTAATCATTCCGTCCCGACCGAACCGGATCCGCGCGGGACAATGACGTTTCTTAATGGCAAAAATATCATTGACCAGGCGCCAGCCTACTCGGTGATTTACATCCAGTCGAACCTGCCTTACTCCGTGCCTCTGGAGAATGGCCACTCAACGCAAGCGCCGACAGGCGTCTATGCCGTCTCGTTTAATGGTGTGATTCAGGCCTACAAATGACCTTCACAGAAATCAGAAACGCTGTCATTTCCCGAATGGCGGCACAGACCGCTATTGCCTCTGATGCGGTGGATTATCCCAATGGCCCGGTATTTGACCCCAGTAACCGCGATATCTGGGCCCGCCTAACCAACATTGCTGGGCAGGCTGGCGCAACCGAGATCGGGGACGGGCCGGTAGTTCATAGGACGGGCTTACTCATCATTCAGCTGTTTGTTCCGGTCGGTTCCGGGACGTTGCTTATCTCCCGAACGGCCGATCAGCTAACGGAGCTATTCGAGTTTAAGGACGACGGAAAGCTGAGTTATTTCGCCGTTTCTGCTGTGCCGGCAGGTGAGACCGATGGCTGGTTACAGCTCAATCTTCAAATTCCTTATCGCGCTCTGTAGCGCACAAAAAACAGGAGGCTCCTGTGAGCTCAGGTGCAAAAGTAGTAGCCGCGTTTATTCGCGAGACAACGCCAGGAATCACGCCAACAGCAGGGGCGTGGAACCTGCTGCGTCGTTCTTCATTTGGTCTGAAACCAACGCAGAACACCAATGACAATGACGAAATCGCTGGTGACCGCATGGCGCAGGGTGTTTCACGCGGCACAGTGGATGTCGGCGGCGATGTCGGCACGCGGTTTCGCTGGAACCAGCATGATGATTTTCTTGCCAGCTGCTTCGGTTCCGAATGGGTAAATAACGTGCTGACGATGGGTAATGGTCGCATTACGTTCTCCGTGGCGACTTTTGCCAGTGATGTGGGGATCGCCCAGATTGCCCGCGGTTGCCAGGTTGGCACCTTCCAGATGGAAATCCCGGCCGATGGTGATATCACTGCAACCATTACATTTGCAGGGCTGGACTGGGAGACGAAGGGGGACGATACCAGCTATTTCACCACGCCAGTGGATTTAGCGGGGGCGCTGCGTTACTCCTTCAAGGAGGTCACGAACATCCGGCTGAATGGTGTTGATGGCGGGACAGGCTTCTGCGTCGACACCTTTAACATTCAGTTCAACAACAATATGCAGACTCAGCGCTGCATCGGTACCGGTTCGGCATTCGCCGGCGCAAACATTCCGACAACCTTTACCCCGTCAGGTCAAATCACGCTGTCATGGTCAAAGGCTGCCTGGGAGGTTTACAAAAAAACGTTCACCGGCGAAACGGTGCCGTTTAGCTTCACGCTGGAGAATGCTGAAGGCGCCTATACCTTCGATTTCCCGGAAGTGCAGATCTCCGGCGACTGGCCGGATGCGGGGAGCACTGACATTGTTCAGGTTCAGCTGGATATCACAGCGGCCAATACTCCGCCAACTATCACCCGCGTTCCCAAAGTGCCGGCGACGGCAATCAGTGTTGCGCCAGCCACTTCAACTGGAGCAGTGGGATCTACTGTGACGTTAACCGCCACGCTTACGCCAGTTGATTCAACTGATGCCGTCCAGTGGACGTCATCGGATCCGACTATCGCCAGCGTGGTTACTACCGGGCAGAAAACAGCAACAGTCACCAGAAATGCTGCTGGTACTGCAATCATCACTGGTAAGGCCCGCACCTATACCGCAACGTCTGAAATCACCGTTACCGCGCCTTAATTTACCTGGCCCGTTCTGCAGTCATCGCGGATCGGGCTTTTTTGGGAGTCTTTATGCTGATTATTTCTTCTCAAATTGATTTGAACGGAGAACGCTGGTTTTTCCCTTACAAAAAGCCGGCAGGCAGTAAAAAGAAATTCACGCCGGAAGACGAGGCGCTATTTAAACTCCGTCTGTTGGTGGCCAGTAGCGAGAATCCACAATACCGCTCACGCAATGCGCTGGTGCGGCGCCATATCGACAAAATGGACGCGAGCTACCAGGTCGGTACGGATGCTTTCGATCTCGCCAGTGTGGGCGAGATTGACTCGGTTGATGATCTTCTCATCGACAATTGCGCGCGCTTTCTTCTGAAAGACTGGGAAGGCGTGGGGGAGCTGGTGGATGGTACGGAGACGGCGGTAGCGTATACACCGGAGCGTGGTGTTGCGTTACTGAAGCAAAACCCCTCTCTGTACTGGCTTATTCTGGCTGAGGCGGCGGCCATTGCTCAGGGTAAGGAGCAGCAGACTCAGGAAACCGTAAAAAAGCCATAGAGGCCCAAAAGTGGTTAAAGGAATTCGCCGGCGAGCAGGGTGAGAAAGCAAAGTGGCGCAGGGAGAAGCTAAATCTCCCGCCCATTCCAGAGCCTGAAATCGATGCAGTCACTGGGGAGATCCTCAACGCTTACGCCATGATATCGCGCGGCAGGAAGTATGCCGGGATGGCTGGTGTACCGCTGCCGCTGTCCCTGAGCGATATAGAGCGCTATCTGGCTTCTCGCCCCATACTGGTTGACCGTACCGAGTTTGATGCCGCCATACTTGCCCTCGACGATGCGTGGCGCGATGAATGGGCGAAGGAACAGAAAAGAAACAGTAAGAAGAAATGAGCCTCGGCATAATCCGGGGCTTTTTTATACCCGCAATTCCCCGCGCTTCACACGCGCACATCACTACACAGAACCTTTCAGGATGACCCTTGAGGATACCGGTTTGGCTATCGGTGCCTTTCTGTGGGCCGGATTCCTGTGTGACAAGGTTCATCACTAAAAGGTAAGCCGATATGAAATATCCAACCGTATCAGTAAACGGCGTTTCCGTTCGTGTCGATGACTATGGACGTTACAGCCTGAACGACCTGCACGCCTCAGCTGTATGCAGTGGCCAGGCCAAAGAAAATCAGGGGCCAAGCCAGTTCCTTCGCTCTAAGAAGGTTAAGGAATTTGTTCAAACCTTAGCCAGAATGCAAAAATGCACTCTGGAAGAAAATCAACCAGTTAAGGTTATTAACGGCGGCGTAAACCAAGGTGTATGGGCCTTGGAAATTGTTGCAATTCGCTATGCCGCATGGCTCAGTGCTGAGTTTGAGATCCGGGTTTACCAAACCTTTCAGTCTCTTGTTCGGCAGGGCTTTGATGCTATGGCTCGCTTAAACAAAATCGACCATGTGATAAACGCAGAAACTAGGGAGGTGAGTCAGTGCGCAAGCCGTATGGGAAAATGGGGATCTGGTGGTCGCAAACGCCTGCTCCTGGCAGCCCGTGCCCGTGTGGTTGATGAGGTTCAAATGTACCTGCCTGGTTTTGAGGCTTAACTATTGTGGCAAGGATGCCAGCATTGCCTTGCTCCCGCCTTGTGCTAACCTGTGAGCAAATGTTAATGATGGGGATAGGGATGTGGAAAGCGATAACTTCGATGACCCTTTGCTTGATCAGGCAATTAGCTTTGTAATCGAAAAGCGGAAAGCATCCGTAGCTGGACTGCAGAGGCAGTTCAGAATCGGGTACAGCCGTGCATCGCGGTTAGTTGAACAAATGGAGGAGATTGGAGTCGTTAGCACCCAAGGGAGTGACGGAAACAGAGACGTCTTGGCGTTCTCGCAATTCGACATAGCCGCTCTTAACTTGAAAGCTCTTAGAGAGGAAAAGGAAAGGCGGCGTCAAGAAGAATTATCAAGGCAAGCCAAAATTGCAAATTCAGTTGATGAACAATTAAGGCTTTCAGCAATTACAAATAAGAGAATTGTAATTTGGCTCAAAGATACAGGAAATGTAGCGCCATCAGGCAATAAGGTGTTTATCCTCAAATCCTCATCGCCTTTTGAATATTTGGCGCAGCAACAGAAAAACAAATTAAAGCCAGGTGACGCAGAGTACAGTGAGATACTTGATGGGTATAGGTTTTCTGCCACAATGCAGATGCGGACGCCTACCAGCGTTCTGTGTCAGCATGGCAGGATAGAGAAGCTTCCTGCTCATAAGTTACCTCGTATTGTAAAGCAGGAGTGGCAAGGCGTATGGCTGCCGCACCTAAAGCCAGCCGCAGAGCTTGGAGCATGGGCAAGGGAGGTTAACGGGGCTATGGCTTCTGACGTCGGTTATGTTCCTCAAGATGGTGGAGATTTCTTGCGATTTATGCTTCTGGCTCATCAAATTGTTGATGACGGGTTAGGTCGTGATGAAGCCATAGAATGGATGAAAATCTGTAGAGATATGGTAGGTAGCGATGGCGAGTCTATTGGTAAATTCATTGAACGTTATGGAAATACACCAGAGTTGGCATGGTTTCGCATCTCATCCATGATAAAGAACAATAGGGACTCATTAAGATGACAAAGAAAACTCGATGCATATATTTGATTATTATGTCACTTGTGTTTGCTGGTAATAGTTTTGCTGAGGATGTTGAGATGCTATCCGGGTGGGGGATCAGCAAGAAAAAGGACCCGATGACTGACAATATTAATGTTCTTGTTGCGTTACAGTCAGAACCATACAATAAAGCCGGGAGCAAGGCGGGGTTAGCAGTTAGATGCTTTAATAATAAGACGGAGTTTTTAATATCTGCTGAGGGTTATTACGGGCATCCAACATCTACTGTTATGATGAGATTCGATAAAGGAAAGGCCTCATCAAGCCAGTGGTCTGTGGCTCAAGGAGGGCGAGCGCTTTTTTCAATGAATCCGATAGATGAAGCTAAGAAACTCACTGAACATAAAAGGTTGCTCATTAGATTCCAGCCGTACGGACAAGGAGATATTGATGCGCAGTTTAACCTTGATGGTGCTGATTTAGCGATACATGAAGTACGAAAGGCGTGTTCATGGCCGTAAAAATTAACTAGCCCACTCAGGTGGGCTTTTTATCATAGATGATATAAGGATGACTGATTTCGCCACGGAAGTTGGCTAAAGAATCGCTGGTGGCTGTAGGTAGCCTTCACTAACTATCATCGTTTCAACGTTTTCTAACCCGCTTCGGCGGGTTTTTTTATTGCCCGGAGATCGCTAAATGACAGAACAAACCTCCCGCCTGGCCATTATTCTCGATAGCGTAGGGGCAAAACGTAATGCAGATAGCCTTTCTGATTCGCTAACTAAGCTCACAACAAACGGTGAAAAGACTGTTGCTGCCGTCGGTAAATTAGGTGCAGCTCTAACTGCTGCAGTTACTACTGGCGCACTCATGGCAGGAACGGCATTGGCGGCAATGATCAAGCACACGGCAGAGGCTGGTGTTGAGATTAGCCGGTTGTCAAAAATAGCTAATGCGTCTACTACTGATTTTCAGAAATACGCCATAGCTGCCAGTGCCGCGGGGATATCTCAGGATAAGTTCTCCGACATAATGAAGGATGTTAATGATAAGGTTGGTGACTTCCTGAGCACCGGCGGGGGGGAGCTCCAGGATTTTTTTAAGACTATAGCTCCAAAGGTTGGTGTGACGGCTGAGCAGTTTAAGAATCTTTCAGGGCCAGCTGCAATGCAGCTATATGTTGATACCCTGCAAAAAGCCAATGTTTCACAAGCGCAGATGACTTTCTATATGGAGGCCATTGCCAACGATGCCACTGCTTTGATACCGATGTTTCAGAATGGCGGCAAAGTGATCAGTGAAATGGCCGATATATCGGAGAAGCTGGGTCTTATTCTCGACCAGAAAACAATTCGTGCGGCGCAGGAGTTGGAAACCACTGGCTGGCTGGTCAATTCCTCAATGCAGGGGCTAAGAACTCAGATTGCTGCGGGATTAATGCCAACGATCAGCGACCTAACTGGCGAGTTCACTACGTTCGCCGCAAAAGGAATAGATGTTACAGCCGTATCCCAAACACTGGATAGCTGGCTTAAAAATCTGGCTAAGGCCGCTGTAACTGTCGCAGGTGCTTTCATGGGTGTTACCAAGGCCATGGGAGGGATGGTTGACTTGTGGAATGGGATTAAGGATATAGACCTTTCACACCCCGTTGATGCCTATCATCAAATCAAAGATGTTTTCGCCAATGTGTCAGGCCAAGTAAACGGTGAGTTAGACAATATCCAGAAATGGGTGGATGAGGCTTGGGGAAAAATTAATGCCGCCGGAAAAAATGGAGGTAATGAGTTCATAAAGAACCTCACCGATATGCGTAATCAAATAAGTTTTGCGCAGGGGCATATCGGAACATTTTCTCCTGGAACAGGTAATAAGACTAAAGCTTACTCTGAGGATGCAGGGCAGCGACTACTTAACCAGATTAACGAGCAAACTGCAGCATTCAATGCGCAGTTGGACGCTAGCGATAAATTATCGGCGGTCGCAATGCAGCGCCTGAAGTTTGAAGAGCAGATTAAGACTATTCAGGATCGACAGGCCAAAGGGTTGCCAGTTACTAAAGATCAACAGTCGCTGTTGTCTATGTCCAAAGAGATAGACGCAGCGTTCAAACGTCTAGAACTAAGTCAGAAAGCTACTGCAACCCTGGACGATTACCGGAAGATGCAGGAACAGGTAAAGACGAAGGATGAGCGGACCAACGATCTGCTTAAAACCCGTCTTGAACTGCTGGAGAAGGCCAAAGCAACGGGGCAACTTAAACCCGGTGAATATGAAAAAACGCGGGCAGATATTTATCAAAACACCGATATGCAACTGCCCTCGACGGTTCGTAATGTTGTGGGTAATACCACGCCGACAGGCGGCCAGCTATCAGGCACTTTTGGCGGAATGCAACAGCAGTATAGCCAACTCGATCAGGCACAAAAAGATTTGGATGCCTGGCTTGCCCGGAAGGAAGAGGCTTACAAAAAGGCTGGCGCAATCACCGCTGAGGGTGAAGCGAGGATGCAAAAAACTCGCGCCGATGCTGCAAACGCTGCTGCGGTTATAGAGGCCCAAAAAAACGCCATCATTACCAGCACTACGCAAAGCATGATGGACAGTGGATTAAGTATTCTGGCCGATGGTTTTTGGTCAGCAATCCGGTATCTACAAAGCAGCGTTCGCAGCCAGTAAAGCCTATGCGATCGCACAGTCTATGGTGGCAATCAATGCGGGTATCGCACAGGCCGCAAGTCTGCCTTTCCCGTCAAATTTGATGGCTATGGCAACGGTTGCTATGGAGACCGCCAATATCGTCTCTAACATAAAAGCGGTTGCTGATACTGGCTTCGCCTCCGGCGGTTACACCGGCCCCGGTGGTAAGTATCAGCCAGCGGGTATTGTTCACAAAGGAGAGTACGTCTTCGACCAGGCATCAACGAACCGGATCGGCGTGTCTCAGCTTGAGGCACTTCGAAATGGCCAACCGCTTGATGCAACTCTGGGGCGTACAGGGTTTGGTACTGGTGTTCAGAACGTTAACAGCGACAACAGCAGCAAGACCACCATCCATGCTCCCATTGAGCAGCATTTCCATACGCCGCCCGGTGTGACACCTGATCAGATGGCCTCTCTCCATGGCTCAAACGCAGAAGCGGGCGACAACGGAAGCCCTTGATCAGGTTGCTGCGCAAGTGTTGAGAGGAGATGGGAAAGTTGGTAAGGCAATGCGCAGTAAATATCCAGGCAGAGGGTTAGAGTGATGACTGATATCAACTACCCACATGACAGCCTCCCTATGCCATTACAGGAAGGATACGGATTCCAGCCTGTAAGCCCGTTAAAACGTACCCAGTTAATCACCGGCCGCGCGCGGCAAAGGCGAGCTTATACGTCCACGCCGACGCAGGCCAGCATCACCTGGTTTATGGAAACCGATGCGCAGGGACTGGCGTTTGAGTCCTGGTTCCGTGAGGCGTTATCTGACGGGGCTGCATGGTTCATGATGAAGCTGCAGACGCCGGCAGGCATTTAAGTTTTACAAATGCCGCTTCACAGATATATATCAGGGACCGGTGCTGGTGGCCCCGATTTACTGGAAGTACACGGCGACGCTTGAGTTATGGGAACGCCCCTTGCTCCTGCCCCATGGGGTAATTACCCGGAATGGATTCGTCGGCAGCTCACTGCTGGATATTGCGCTGAATAAGGAGTGGCCCAAGGCTTGATTAAAAACCGTTTCACCTTCATAATCCACTTGTGTCGATTTGTGGGAAAGTCCTTCATGCCGCTCCGTAGCCGGAGCGTGAAATAAAGCGCGGAATAGCGATCCCTGCCGGTGAGGGTACACCCACATTCGACACCAATTTTTAAGGTCACCTTCGGGTGGCCTTTTTTTATTGGGTAAAAATCATGACAAGACTCAACCGCCTCTACGCCAGCAGCGGACCGGAGGTGATCATTGAAACGCTGCAGATCACCATTGGCTCTGATGTTCACTACCTTTGCCAGGGTTACGACAACATCACGGCGACGACGGAGAACGGCGATACCGTAACGTTTTCAGCCTGTGCGATAGACATTGCGCTGCCGGCGCGCAATGCGGACGGCACGCAGGACCTCAAATTTGCCTTGTGCAATATCGATGGTGTTGTGTCCACGGCGATCCGCAATGCGCTGGCTAACCGTCTGTCTGCATTTCTGACGTACCGGCGTTATATCTCCACTGATTTAGCGGCCCCTGCGGAAGTGCCGTATACGCTGAAAATCAAGTCTGGTTACTGGACGGCGACAGAGGCGCAGATTACCGCGGGTTATATGAATATCCTTGATACAGCCTGGCCACGTTACCGCTACACGCTACCTGTATTCCCCGGACTGCGTTATATCAGCTAAGGAATCCCAATGTTTAACCCTGATAAATACCGTTCAGTCACCTGGCTGAAGGGCGGGCGCGTATACCCGCAACTCGACTGTTTCGGCATTGTGAACGAGATACGCCGCGATCTGAATTTACCCGTCTGGCCCGATTTTGCAGGGGTAACCAAAGACGACGGCGGCCTCGACCGGGAAGCACGCCGGATGATGCTTACCCTTGAGCGCTGCGAACCCTGCGAAGGGGCCGGGGTGGCCTGTTATTCCGGGTCGACTGTCACCCACGTAGGGATCGTGGTCAGTATCGATGGTCTGTTGCATGTGGCGGAATGCAACCCGGGTACGAACGTCACCTTTCTGCCGTTGCCGCGGTTTAAGCGGCGATTTGTCAAAGTGGAGTTCTGGCAATGACCATTCGTTTTTACCCGTCCCGGCTTCCCGGTGAACCACTCGAAACGCATGAGCATGGTGTAACCAGTATTCGCAGCTGGCTGGTGGCAAATGTTGAAGGCTACGAGGATCGGGATGTCCCACCGCTGACCGTTGAGGTTGAGGGGCTGTTAATTCCGCCAGGCGAATGGGCTATTTTCGTGATCCACCCTGATAGTGATGTCCGGCTTTATCCGGTGCCTTTCGGGCTTGAGGCCGCGACAATTGCCTGGATAGGAGTGGGCATTGCCGTCGCATCTGCGGCTTATTCATTGTTCATGATGAGTAACATTGATGCCGGCGGCTATACGTCATCCACAGGTCGAAGCCTCGACCTGAACCCCGCTAAAGCAAACAGCGCGAAACTGGGTGATGCGATTCGTGAAGTTTTTGGGCGCGTGCGTATTTATCCGGATTATGTCGTGCAGCCCGTTACCCGGTTTGATGCCGCCGATCCTACGAAAATGCGCGTCCAGATGCTGCTGTGTCTCGGTGTCGGTGATCTGATTTATACCAATGGCGATATCCGGGTTGGCAGTACGCCAGCTTCAACGCTACCCGGGATTCAGCAGCACCCCATTTACCCCGCCAGGCGCGGACGTTTCCGGTGATGAGCGCAGCGAAAACTTGGGTCCAACTCCACCGAAGTGGGGCGGGACGTCATCCGGCACCGGGCTGGATATGGCCCAGACGTCGCCGGACGCAGACGACATTATCGCAGACAGCATGACCGTATCCGGTTCGAGCGTAACGTTTACCGGGCTGGATACGGATGATGATGACGATAATGACGAGAACGATAACGCACTGCCGCCCAGCTGGGTCGCTGGCGCCGTGGTCGAACTGAAAGCCCCGGCGAACTACCAGATCACCACGGCGGCTGGATACAGCGTTATCGCCAGCCCGCTGCTGACGGAGATCGCGCCGGTGGTTGGAATGCCGGTGACGCTGGGGTTTAACTCTGTCGATTACGATCTGTTTATCGCGTCATAATACCCCCGGTCAGGCTGCCAGTGCCCGGCACCGGGGGGAGTGCGGCAAAAGTCCAGGCCAGTGCGGCCCCGACCACCTACGATTTTTCGACCAGCTCCAGCACGTTCACGATCACCTGGCAGGGGGTTACCTACCCGGTGTCGCTGGTGGCTAACTATGTCTCGATGTCGGGACTGCTGGCGGCCATCACCCGAGGGACTCACCGGCTCCGGCCTGGTTGCCCAGGACAACGGCGGCACCGTACTGATAACCGAGTCGGCCAGTCCGTTCGCGGGTGGGGCGATCACGTCCTCTTCGCTGCCTGCAGCTGTTTTCGGTGATGCCCGGTTTACACCTCCGGCACGGCATCAACCGGCGGCAGCCCGGCGGTAACGGCGAATGTGACACTCGCCTATAACTCTGCCACGGGAACGGCCCTTTTCCGGCATGCCGGAGGGGGTGCAACGGCTTTCGCTTGCTCACCGCGGGAATGAGTACCGCATTGTCTCAGCCGACGGCACAACGGCGACGGTGGCGCGCCTGGTTAACGGTGCCGTTGATGAGTCATGGCCGGGATTCACCGCCAGGACGATGATTGACTATGAGGCCACTGGTCTTAACGACACGCTGAGCTGGCTGGGGCCGTTCCTCGTATGCCCTGAGAATGAAGTGGTGGATGCATTCGAGGTGAATTTCTCCTTCCCGAACGGCATCTGTGGCTTCGACAGTAAGGGGAAAAAGCGGCTCCGGCATGTTGAGTGGGAGATTCAGTATCGCGTCTACGGTTCCGGATCGGGGTGGGTGAGTCACCAGGGCGAGTATGCGCTGAAAAACGTCAACGGTTAGGTTTCACTGAGCGGATCACCCTCAGCTCTCCGGGGCTGGTAGAGGTTCGCTGCCGTCGGCGCAATGAGCAGGGCTCAAACAACGCGCGAGACAGTATGTACTGGCAGGCACTGCGCGGGCGACTGCTGACGCGCCCTTCATCCTATCCCGGCGTGTCGCTGATGGCGGTGACCGTTGAGACGGGCGGGAAGCTGGCGGCGCAGTCGGACCGCCGCGTAAACGTTGTGGCCACGCGGGCCTATGACTCAGGAACGGCCAGAACCATTTCTGGGGCGTTGCTGCATGTCGGGAACTCGCTGGGGCTGGAGATGGATGTCGACACCGTCAACGCGCTGGAATCCGCGTACTGGACGCCACGGGGCGAGTATTTCGACTTTGCTACCGGCGACAGTATCTCAGCGCTGGAAATGCTGCAGAAGATAGCCAATGCCGGGAAGTCACGTTTTCTGCTGAGTGATGGCCTGGCGACGGTCAACCGTGAGGGGATTAAGCCCTGGACTGGCGTGATCACTCCGCATGAGATGGTGGAGGAGCTGCAGAGCGGATTTACCGTACCGTCCGACGATGATTTTGATGGCGTCGACGTGACATACATCAACGGGACTACCTGGGCGGAGGAGACCGTTAAATGCCGGACGCCTGATAATCCCACACCGGTGAAAATCGAGAACTACAAACTCGATGGGGTACTGAATCAGGATCACGCCTACCAGATCGGCATGCGTCGCCTGATGAAATACCTGCAGCAGCGGGTGACGTTCCAGACCACTACCGAGCTGGACGCGCTGTGCTACAACACGGGCGATCGCATTGTGCTCACGGATGATATTCCGGGTAACAACACGATTTCCTGTCTGGTGGAGGCGATGACAACGGCTGGTGGCGTGACAACGTTCACCGTTACGGAGCCGCTGGACTGGTCTTTCGAAAATCCCCGCGCGCTGATCCGCTATCAGGATGGTTCTGCATCCGGGCTGATGGTGGCGAGCAGGGTGGGTGATTTTCAGCTGTCAGTCCCACACCTGAGCGAGTTTGATGATCCGATGAAGGTTGACCAGTCGTCTGCAACCATCGAGCCGATCCGCCTGGTGTTCTGCGGCTCAACGCGCCACGTCTACGACGCCATTGTTGAGGAGATCGCTCCGCAGTCAGACGGAACCTGCCAGGTCACCGCTAAAGAATACCTCGAATCGTTCTACCAGTACGACGACGCCACATACCCCGGCGACGTCGCGTAATACCCCATAACAACCCCTAATTAACTCTTTTCGCTCAAACCCTCGTTTGGGCGAACACCGTTTTGGAGCAAAAAACATGGCCTTTGATCCGCCACTTGGGAGCACTTCGCCCGCGGTGCTGCTCGATAACGCCACTCGCCTGGACGAACTTGTTAACGGGCCAGCGGGAACGGTTAATGACCGTGCCGGGCAACCGCTGGACTCCTGGCGAAAAATCATCGCCGCCATCCTGGAAAGTTCTGCAGCAGCGATGGAAACCATTCGTCTGACGCTGATCCCCCTCGGTGAACAATACGCCACAGAGGCCGATGCGCAGGCGGCGATTAATAACGGAACGATCCCCGCTGGTTCATATTTTTACGTCAGGAGCACTGACGACAGCGCGCTCGCTGTTGAATACCGGAATGTTTCTGGTACAGCTCAGCCTACCGGACGCAAAATGCCGTCTCAGGATTTGCTAAACCAGCTGACTGAGTCGCTCGGTTTTCTGCTTCCCCTGGCTGACACCACACGTTTTTTTAAGGCCGGAGTAACAGGCACGCCCCACGAAGCGATCAACGCTGAAGATATCTTTATCGATGCTGAGAATAACTTGCAGTACTGGATAAAGGATGGCGTGCGGCAGTACTTCCTGCCGGTTCGGGTCCCGACACTGGAGGCTGACACCGTTCTTGTTGACGGTATCGCCGTCGATCCGGCTGCTATTCCCCCGGCTGTCCTCGCCACAAACCTGCTTGGCCTGGCTCAGTCCAGCAAATTCCTGGACCCGGAGGCATTTCAACCCGGCGGCGCGTATGAGGGATGGGAAGGCTACGACAATATCTGGCTGGATAAATCAGGAAATATTCAGGGTTATACCCATGACGGTGCCAGCTATTTGCTGTTGCCCCTGTCAGTGCCTGAACTCAGTGCAAAAAAAATCCGTCTCGACGGTGAAGACCTGCGGGACGTGATCGCCAGACGCACGGAAACACGGATCCCGTTCACAGAAATGGTGGACGGGAAAAGCCAGATCATGCTGCTGAATAACCAGACCGGCCAGCTGTCGCAGGTGACTGATGGCACCGCAAATGAAACAGACCCGGTAGTCGATGGCGGAGGTGTGCTTTCCTGGACCTCGGACAGGGACAGCAGCGTACCCGGCGGGAAATTTTATCTGGCGGAGAGCGGCAAAATTCATCCTGTCATTTCCCGGCGCGTACTGGCGGGATGGGGAGATTCGTTCATGGAAAACCCCGTTTTTATGAATACCCTCCATGCACTGACAGGTTTACCCGCCTACAACTTTGGCAAGTCGGGGATCAGAAGCACCGCAGTTGCTGCCCGCCAGGGTGGAGAACCCTTTTACTGTATGCCGGTGGATGGAGTAATCCCGGCCAGTGGGACGGTCAACCTGATACCGAACGTACCGGGACCCCATGCCTCTGCATCAAACGGGGCAATGGCGGCCATAAAATGCCAGCTGGCTGGCGTAGACGGAACGTTTAACTGGGATGGCCTGCAGGCATCATTTACCCGCGACACTGAGGGCAGCGAGACGGCGGTCAGTATCCTGACACCGCTTTTTGTTTACCCGTACACCACTGCTGACGTGGTGGGCTCGACGCCTGCCGGTACGCTGTATCCCGAGCACGACGAGGCCATTCTGATCCTGACCTGCGGGCGTAACAACACAACCAGCGTCAGCGAAGTGGTGAATAACGTCAAAAATATCGTCAGTTACCTGAAGCCGGTTGGTGCGCTGCCGTGTATCTGCCCTCCAGTTTACCCGCGGTGATGAAACTCGCGGTTCTGCTGGCTATCAGCGTATCCATGCCATAAACGCAGGGCTAAAAGCGGCCTTTCCGGAGTACTACTGTGAAATTGATGGCGTTGATCTGCTACAGAACTTCAAAAACCACTACAACCCGGCGAATGCAACCGATGTGCAGAATATCGCCGACGACACCACACCTGCTTCCCTGAAATACGACACGCTGCATCCGTCACAGACGCTGATGAGTGGCGCGCTGTACGTCGGGGCAGAAGTCAACGCAAATTTCGTTTGCCAGTTTCTCAAACATAAAGGATGGGTTAAATAATGGGTAAGGTCGAACAGAGCACCGACTGGGTGAACGACACCGGGTCAAAATTATATTATTTTCCGTCCATCCAATGCCGGTACGCTGGGGATGATTGATGTGAAACATAACTGGGCGGGAGGGGCGAAGAACCTGGCTCCCGGTGCCCAGATCAAAAATCTGTGCTTTCTGGATGATCCGGCCAGCGTGGGTTCGGTAGCCCTGAACTTTGACAGCACTACCGGTGGGCTGATTTTCGATAAAACGTCGCGCCAGTACCTGCGCCTGCCTGCGGGGTTTATTCCGACAGCGTCCATGAAAGACTACATGCATACGTTCTGGCTGAAAATCGATCCGGCGAATGCTGGCGCTGATGGTTTCAATAATGTCTGGGTGGGGATTGGGGCAACCAGTTACGCCACTACCGCTAACCGGCTGATTCAGGTCTATCCGTCCATCACGGCTGGGGTGATCACGGCGCTGACGGTGTGCGTGCGTGGCATTAACTACAGCATAAAGGATTACATCGGCAGTCTTGCCGACGGCAATCTCCACTGCCTGAGCGTCCGCTATCAGGAGTCGGCTGATGGCACGCAGCAAAAGGGGCTGGTTTATCTGGATGGGGTTCTTGCTTATGAGGGCGTCTGGACGGGGAAAATCGCTTATCCGGCGGCGGCTGTTAACCTGAATGGCATCGGATCAAACCTGGCGGACACACACCTTTTGCCGGTCGGTTTTACCGTGCGCGAATTGACGATCTTACACTGGTCAGCAAAACAGCCGCTGCAGGTCATCGCGGAGGAGATGGCGGCGGTGACGGGAAGGTTTAGTTAAAAATATTTCCCCCGGCAAATGCCGGGGAGTATTTGTCGTTACCAAAGGCCCCATTCCACTCCGAAGCTGTTTTTCAGCCACTGAGCGTTTGCCAGTATCTGAGCATCGGTTAGTTCGACGTTGTATACCAGCACAACGGAAACGTTTGAGCCCCAGTGAATTGCGTTGTTGCGTATGACGTGCCGAGGCGTAGCGTTCTGTCGGTTGTAACCGTTCGCCCCGCACTCCGTGGAAATTGATGAGATCATAGCATTCGTTACAGGATCGTAAGCGAATGCTTTTACGGAAGCATTTTTAATAACGCCACCCGTTATCGCCAGCACTCCAGCGGGAAGATCGGTAGTCGGTACAACTGTATCCGCCAACGCAATCGAACTCTCCATTTGACCGAACGCCTTGGCATGGCCGAGATAATACTGGAGCGTGTCGCCGCTGATGGGTGACTGAGAGTAGTTAGCAAGCAACACACCATTCTGCGAATCAGCGCCTGGCAGGCTGATACCCATAACCGTCATTACCGGCGTAGAGGGCAGCTGCGTATCGTAGAAATTCGTTGTTCCCGTCGTGGCATATTTGCTGCCTACAAGCGGGGAACCAATTTTCAACAAAGGCACATTCAAGTCAGCATAGTTATTTAACGGACTGCCAACCTGAGAAGAAAGAAAATACGCACCAATAAGACCGGATTTATTAGGAAGATCTACGAAAATATCCTCAACAATAAATTCGCTGATATGCCTGTATCCCGTCCCCGGAAGTACGACGTTAGTTAGTTTCAGACTCATGCCATCATCCTCAGAGGAAGTAGTTATAAAGTTCACGGGCCAGAAAATCTGCCCCGTTGTTGTTCAGGTGCAAAGCGTCATTCCACAGGCCGTAGGTATTCGCCGTCGCATATGCTGCCGGGAAGTCATCATAGAGGCTGAAGAACTCGACGTGGTTCTCGTTCGCTACTTGCCACATCACATCGCGATATGAGGAAAGCGGATAACTGCCTAACGCGTTACACTGCGGCGGGGCGATAAGGACCAGAGCGGTATCCGGAAGCGCCGTTTTATAAGCCTGTACCCCATGCACTCAGTGCTGTATAGAAGTTCGATAACGTCCGCCCCAGCCGGTAGTCGTTGGTCCCGATAATCATAAAAATGATGTCCGGGTTCAGCTGTTGGGCAAAGTAGCTGATATTACTGAGGACCTTTGTGTAACCGTCAGCCGTGATGTTCGCGTTACCAAAATTTTTGGATTTCCACGCCGTTCGACGAGATGGACGCATAAACGCCGTAGATAACCACGGTGTCAGTATTACCCGTCAGGTCAATGACCAGCTGAATGCGTTCCGGTAGAGCTAAGGCCCGTGACATCCACTTTGGTCACATTGCCAGTTCCTGCGCCCGTGACAACTACTGGTATGCCGCCGTCAATGGTGTAGCGGAAGACACCTGCCGTATCTTTGAAGTAGATAGAGAGAGAGGTGGCGTTGACCGCGTTGAGCGTGATCCTGGCTTGCCGTGCCGGTTGCGTAGAGACACAAACCATCGAGTGCGCAGCCATACGTCGGCTCCGCAGTTGTCTCTGATGCATCGTAAGTCGTCCAGCCGGAAATGTTGAACGACATACCGTTAAGGGTGTCACCGTTAGCCGACGCAAAATTTATCCAGCCTTCGCCAGCTTTGCTGTATTCAGAGTAAAGGATGTTCGCCATCATCTGCGGGATGGCGCGTTTCTCCGTCCATGAATCCCCCGTAAAACCGACTTTCAGTTTTGCTCCCACCGAAAGTTTGTACTTCGATTTTGCTACCCGCCAGCGCCAGGCACTCCGCCCATCGGTAAATTTCATATTTGGCTGAAAAAGGCCCTGAAGCCCGGCATAAATCAAGTTGATCAGAGACGAGTCTACGCCATACGCGGCTAGTTTACCGTCAACGAGATAGACGGGGACATTCCCTGCAGCGTCCCGGAATAAAGGCACCTGCTGGGGGTGAAACGACCTCATTGGGAAGCATCGCCAGGGCGGCTGGAATGGCAGTGCCTTTTCCCGCGACCTTGTCTGAGAACTCGTCAGTTACCCCCCTTGTATCAAAATCACCATCTTTCAGCCAGACAGGTACTTTACCCTCCATATCACGCACGACAGGAACCAGAGCAGGCATCACCGTTTCCTCAGGAACTCTTTCCAGCGCCAAATTTGCGGAATCGCTGGCTTCATCGACAGCCTGCTGAGAAGGCATTTTTCGCCCGGTTGCGGTCAGAGTCCCGCCAACGTTCATCACCTCGATTGCGAGCGCGCTGTCGTCCGGGCTGCGGTAATACGTGGTGCTCCCCTCGGGATATTTGCGATATCCGCCTGTGCAGCCTCCAGCGTCTGGTACTGCGTGCTGAGCGGGATAAGGTTCTGCCTGACCTCATCGTTTTTCGCCATCATCTGGCGCCAGGTATCGAGCGGTTCACCGCCGCGGTCGTTAACCGTTCCTGCCGGACCGTTAACCAGCTCGTCAGCGCGCTTGACGTTATCCAGGAATATTTCAGGCGTCGTCGTTCCCAGTGGCGGGTTAAGTTCGGCCATGTTTTTTGCTCCAAAACGGTGTTCGCCCAAACGAGGGTTTGAGCGAAAGCGCGGAGCTTTTTACAATCAGCCATTTCAAAGGGTTACAACATGCTGATTGGCTATGCGAGGGTATCAACCGGGGATCAAAACCTCGATTTACAGAAAAACGCGCTGATCCGCGCAGAATGTGAGCTGGTTTTTGAGGATATGGCCAGCGGGAAAAATGGCCGGCGGCCAGGGTTTAAAGCGAGCCCTGCGGCGGCTCCGCCCGGGCGACGTGCTGGTGGTCTGGAAGCTGGATCGGCTTGGCCGCAGCGTACGCGATCTGATTACGCTCGTGTCGGAGCTACAGGGCGCGCGGGGTGAATTTCCGCAGTCTGACCGACAGCATCGATACCCAGTACGCCAGCAGGGCGATTCTTCTTCCACGTCATGAGCGCCCTGGCGGAAATGGAGCGCGAGCTGATCGTCGAGCGTACCCGCGCCGGTTTAGCCGCAGCGAGGGAGCAGGGGAGGAGTCGGCGGCCGCCGCCGGATAATGACTGAAGAAGTGGTGGAGCGGTGCCGCAGAATGCTGGAGAACGGCGCTACCAGGCAGCAGGTAGCCGATGTGACAGGCGTGGACGTGAAAAACAATCTACAAGTACCTCCCGGCGACTTGAAGACATAGATTTCACTACTTTTCCTGATATGTTACGTTTGGCTTAATCAATTCATTCAGCTTTGAAAACAGTTTGGTTTGTTTGTGATGAGTAAGAAAACAATAAGTTTTAGAGATTTTCTAACTATTAACTATAACCTTATGCACATGTCCGATACATGGGCTGATTTGTGGGCGTTGATTTTTTACACACGTTTAAGTGCGGGAAGGCTGCTGTCACTCCGTTACGATGACATTGATGGTTGTTCGATAATGATACGGGAACCGGGACATCTGAAGGCGCTACGTGTTGAATCAACCCCTCCAGTGGAGGGGATCATTGCTCGTAGAAGAGAACGCTATCCAGAAGATGTTTTTTTATTTCAGAGCCATTCTAACCGTGTGAAGTACCAACGCCGGCCGGTCACTATAATTGCTTTCAACGCCGCTTTACGTCGCGCCGCTAGATCATTACCAGACGTTAACGTAAGCAGTAGTAGCGCGAGAAACATACCGGACTAACCGCCTGTCCAGTCGCGTGTGGCCGATGTGACAGGCGTGGGGGTGAAGACTATTTACAAATATTTGCCAGTACAATACGGCGATAAAAAATCCCCTTGAGCAGGCACACTCAAGGGGAAAATACTACATAACATCATTGCTGTGTGCGTCTTTGCGCTCGTCTATCTTCCAAGAAGATGCCTAAAGCTTCCAGATATTTCTGGTCTGAGCAGTTAAAACATTGGGTCGGTAGCCGATGTAATAGGAGGGGGTGAAGACGATTTATAAATATTTTCCAGCCGGTTAAGTTTGCTCAACTGCGAACCGTATGCAAGAGATCGCAGGTGAGCAATTTGCTATGAAGGTATTGCCATAGCGGAAAAATTTTAAACTCTCATTGTTCGCAAATCCATCAAACAGCTAAGGGCTGATAACACTTTAAGACTTACCTTACTCGTTACATCAATATGTTACGGAAATGACATAAATTGATAGCCAGAACCTATATTGATTCTCCTCTCGGATAAAACTACTTTGTGCGCAACCAGTATTGACCAAGAGGCTACCATGCTCCAGCACAAAATCAGGGAGGCGTTCTGCGCCTCTATCTCTCGCAACCCGAAAGGGTATCAGTACCTACGCACCAGTGACTTTGTCAACTCTCTGCGCCGGCGCGGCATCCACTTATCAGAGGTGGAAGCTAACTCCTGGACAGCGCGGGAACAAACGTATTTCGTCGATAAGACGCCTGACCATAGCGAAAACAGGCTGTGGATGATGGCAGGGATGGGGAGGGGCTCTGATGGTGCTAGTCAGGGTTGTTGGAGACTCCAATCCATAGTTTTATGACGCTTATGGTAAATAGTGCGAGGATGACAAATACAACGCTTGAGGTGATCAGAAGAGTAGTCATAGTGAGCCTTATTAATAGTGGTTATTATTCAGGCAGCTCATTTAGTGAATAGTTCAAAGTGTGTTGCACATAGGCCCACCCGGCAGCTAATGTATGCTGCTGCCGGGTGGGCGTGGGCTCAGGCAGGGGGAGCACCGCTTTTGATTCTACTCAATGTTTTTGCTTTTCTGCAACTTATCGAATTTCTCATGCAGCGTTTTCGGAAATAGCTCAGTGTAACCTGCCACAATATATTGAGTGAACGATGTCCTGTGACCTGCGCTACCTCTTCAATACTGAATCCTGCTTCAAACAGACGGCTTGCCCCTTCGGCGCCGTAGATCGTGATATCTCAGATCCTCAATCCCCAATCGTCACGAACGCGCCGATACATGGCTGTTATACTTTTCGGATTGAACGGGAATACCTGTCGTCAACACGAGGCTGCATCGTCAATATCCTCCAGGCATCCACCAAGTAAAGGGCACTAACATGTGGTTGCCGATTTTTTTCCTCGGTCCTTCCTGTCTCTAACGATAACAGAACGCTGAATATCGTCCACATCCTCCCAGAGAAGACGACAAACCTCTCCAACCCTCATACATGTAAGTATGGAAAACATAAATATTTGATGTAATGGCGCCCCGGTGTATGCCGTTTCGGCCTTAACTTTAAGAACTTCATACAACCGATCAACCTCGGTAGCGCTTGCGCGGCGACTACGTCGCTGTGAAGGACCTGTGATCCCCATATTTCTCAACCAAACTTTAGCGTCAGATAATTCGTTCAAATTAGCTGGGGCGCCAAAAAGTGGCTTGGCCGCTTCAAGCGCAACACTTAAATACGATACGTCCTGAGAGATAGTGGAAGGCGCAAGTCCTTGCGCTTTTCGGGTCTGGCAGTGCTCGATAATATGTTTTGCGGTCAAGTCCGTAAGTTTGATTTCTGCCAGAAAGGAACGGCCAAGCGTGCGGAGAGAGCTTCTTTTTGATGCACCGAGCGTTATGTTTGGATGGTTTTCATACTGAGTAAGCAGGTCAACCAACAGTTATAACAGAGATCTCTTTCATCTCTTTTTCTGGCTCTGGGAGACCATGCTCTTCAATGTATGCTACACGTTTAGCCCCCCCAGGACTTCGCCAAGGGTGTTCTTGGAGAAGGTTTTGTTCTCCCCGGTGGACGTACTTACCATTTTGTTTAACGGCTACAGTACAGCGATAACGGGCAGTTCCATCGCTGCGTAATCTTTTCTCTATGGTGGAAGAAAGCCATATCCAAACCTTAAAACTGTGGGGTGCTGTGTGGGGTGCTGATAACAACATAATGGGTTAAAACGGGTGAAAATAGCCTAAAATATAACTGTCTCGATATCCAGTATATTTTTATATATGACTGATATTATTATATATATTTTATAGGGTCTGATTTATGGCTACGATTGAACATCGCCACGAACTGCGCCAGCGGGAAGACCATCACGATAAACCCGGCCATCTCTTTCATCGGCTCAATCATCAACTGCGGCAGGTCGGCCTGGCGGCGAATTTTGCCGGTGGCGATGCCGTATGCCAGCGACACGACAAAGAAGAAAAAGATAATTAGCGGCACGATGCCTTTGATAAACGGCGAGGGCATGACCGT